GTCTTCTAGGTCTCTATTTTTATATTGTCCAGATGTACCGTTATCACCATCTAGTAAGTAGTTTACTGGTTGGTATGAGATATAACCTTGTTTTTGTACGTTATTCACTAACCAATCTGAACCATCATATAATAAATCGGTAGACTCTACACTCTCTAGAGGGTAAAAGAACCCAGCATCCTGTAGTTTAGTTTTTAGATTTGTTGATATGATTCTATCAACCGTACCGTTAGACACCCACTTACTAGCGAAACAAAGATCATTTTTATTCTCTAGATTATTTCTTTTAGTTAAAAACCTAATGACCCTAGATTCGTCGTTTGTTGGGTTGAATGATGGTAGTAATACTATGTAATTATTGGTTGAAGTTAAATTAACTACATCTAATACTACATAGGTTAGTTTCGAATCAAAATCGTTTATATCTAACTCATGGAACATAGTTGTTTCTATTTTAGAGCTAGTATCAAAAACAGCGTTAAATGGTTGTGCTGTGAAGTTAGTTTCATCTATAAAGACATACCCATGAGTCGTAACTCCGTCTTTAACTTGCGTACTATCTGTAGGGTTTAAATCTAAATTAACCGATGAACCATCACTACTACCTACCTCTAAAACAGTGTTGTTTATAGTTAAACCAGTAACGGTAGTGTTTACGTAATCAACGCCAACGCTAGTTATAACATATGAATAGTGTGAAGTACCTTCTGTGTATATCGATACTGTATGGTCTTGGTTGTCTAGGTTGACTGCGTATATCTCAACCAACATCCTTTGACCTATCTCAACATTTGTTGTTGGGAACGTTATATCAACAAAGTGTTCAACTGGTGTTGATGAATTATTATTCCAACCCATATCAACAGGTTGTGAGTCACCAGCAACGACTAAAAGGTTACCAGCATTGTCGGTAACACTTAATCTCACATACAACTCTATGTGATCACCTTCGTTTGGTTTTGTACCCCAAACATAAAATCTCTGAACACCACCTGGTATTTTAGTGAAATCGAATGGTTCTGATATATAAGAATCTACTATACCTTCTGCATTTTTTAGTATCAACTCTGAAGTTGTACTTTCGGAAGCTGAAGTTGGTTCCGTAGATAATTGTTTAATACCACCTACTTCTATAACCGAATTATTGAAATAGTAAGTTCTTCCGCTGGATACACCATCTAGACCATCTACACCAGAGGTTCCAGATTCTCCTGAAGTACCATCAATACCTGAAGTACCAGATTCTCCCGAAGTACCGTCAATACCTGAAGTACCATCAATACCAGAGGTTCCAGATTCTCCTGAGGCACCAGTTGATTCTAGTAATAATAGATATGGTATTCTACCAGAGTTGGATGATACCACCCCACCTTGGTTTATGTAACCACCAGATATTGGTGAACCACCAATCTCTATAGAACCACCAGAATTTCTGGTTAGCGTTAAACTAGGTGTACCTAATGAACCTGATAACTCTATACCCGTAGAACTAGAATTACCAACAACGCTACCCCCGAAAGGATCTGCGGTTACGTTCGTTAATGTTATACCAGTAGCAGATCCAGTAGTTGTTAACCTTACGGCCAAACCATTATGCGAATCTGAAGAATATAATTCAACAATAATATCTAGATTGTTAGCCGTAATCACGGCTTGTATAGCGGAAGCTACACCAGCTGGGGAAATCACCTCATACGGTGACCCTATTAAAATTGTTTCGTCTGAGGTATCAAAAACTACATTTGCAGTATTATTACCATCAGAGATAGTTATCTCTGGATAATTAGCTGGTGGCGCTCCACCTGCCGAATTTAAAGGTATAAATATATCATTCTCACCCCATGATCCAGCGTAAGCTAAGGAATTATTTTCAGCGTCAACGATAGCTGGGTCTGATTCTATAGAGGAACTAACGTTTGTTTCTGATGTGAAAGTGTTTATTAACCCACTTAATGCTGTTGCATCAGCTACTGAATCACCGTTAGGTCCGTTAAATACTGTAACACCGTTTATAGTAACTGTATCTCCTGAAGTTGGTTGAGTGGTTGATGTTATTACCTGAGTTGTTGGTACAGCACTATTCAATTGTAAGAAAGTGGCTTTACCGCCTTCAGAAGTGGTTATACTCCCCTCAGAGTTTATATCAGTATAATAAGTACCAGCTGTGTTACCTAACAAATCTTCTGGTTTACCAAAATCTCTGACTACATCATTAAAAGGTTTTAATATTACATCCTTACCGTTTCTTAATTTATTAATTACAACCCCAACTCTTAACTCTGAAGTACCTGTGGTACCGTACTTGACTAGATTACCGTTAGAATCTATGGTAACTATGTCACCCAGGTCTACTGAAGGAGCTGAGTCGTGTGAGAACTTAAGTCTATCATCTCTCTCATTTAAATTGAATCTAGATTGTACTTTATCAACAGAACCTCTTAGGAATGGTGAACCAATAATTATTGGTTCACCTTCAGGGTTTAAACCGAATATAACTACATCAGCAGATTCGGATATACTATTAATGTTATTCAATCTGAAGGACATCATGTCAACATCCTCACAAATACATACTATACCTGTTTCTGATTTACTTGATATAGATATAATTTTTAATATAGTATTACCACCATCATCGGATAAAAACATACCACTTTGTACATCTAAACCGTTATATAATAAAGGTTCTCTAGTAGAAGCGTCTGAATGACCTTGACTTCCTATAGTATTTATTGTTACCGTGTATGTTTGGTACTGGTTCTGTAAACCAGAACCGTCGTTCTCACCATAAAGTTGTTTACCTACCATCGTAGATAGTTTACCCTTAAGCGTGATAGGAGTTATATTATATGACATAATTTTATGTGTATTTTTTTTATTTTTTTTCTATTCTATATTAAAAAGAGAACATTATATACATGTGTGCTTCTTTAGCCGTTGGGAACCCAAGTCTGGCCCAATCAAAATTAGCTTTAGTCGTATCTATTTCTATATTAGAAGTCGCACCGAAGTTTTTGAATATATCAGCGTCAATCTGATCTGGTTCACCACTCTGTGAGGTATAATCTGCGAACGTAAAACCTTTTATTTTATAGTTTAGGTTATCACCACCAGCGTTTAGGTGTGTTATAATATATTCATTAGTAATAGCATTTGCCGCATAAACTAGTATGGAGTGAGGTGGTGCGATTTCTTCAGCAAAAGTAAAACTCAATAATATGTCATCAACAAGGTTAGCGCTAGCGCCAGCTGTTACATATTTACCTTCACCAGAAAAGTCCTCAAAAAATGCTCCTACCGCTACTTGCGTTGAGTCAAATTCGACTCTAGCTATATATGTATTAGAACCACTACCTCCACCAGAAGCGGCTACAGTAATGTTTTTAGATCCATCATCTGTAAGAGTAATGTTAGACCCAGCTTTTAATGTCACAGTATCCGTAGTGGCATCGGATCCACTAAGACTAAGTTCTACATCAGAACCAGATTGCGCACTATCTAAATCATATTTAGTATCTACAGTTGAAGTACCTGATGTACCTGATAAACCAGATGTACCATTAGCACCATCGTTTCCGTCTAAACCATTAATTCCTGAAGTACCATCAACACCGTTAATACCTGATACACCAGATGTACCATCGTCACCAGCGGGTCCAGAGGGTCCGTCAATCCCTGATGTACCATTAGCACCATCATTTCCATCTAAACCATTAATTCCAGAGGTACCATTAGCTCCATCATTTCCGTCATTTCCATCTAAACCATTAACACCAGAAGTACCGTTGGCGCCATCGTTTCCATCTAATCCATTAACTCCTGATGTACCATCAGCACCAGCAGGTCCAGTGGACCCATCAATACCAGAAGTTCCGTTAGCCCCATCGTTTCCATCTAAACCATTAATACCTGAAGTACCATTAGCTCCATCGTTTCCGTCAATTCCATTAATACCTGAAGTACCATTAGCTCCATCGTTTCCGTCATTTCCGTCTAATCCATTAATACCTGAAGTACCATCGGCACCAGCAGGTCCAGTGGATCCATCAATACCAGAAGTTCCGTCTATTCCGTTAGCACCATCGTTTCCATCTAAACCATTAATACCTGAAGTACCATTAGCACCATCATTTCCGTCTACTCCGTTAACTCCAGAAGTTCCATCAGCACCATCATTTCCGTCTACTCCACTAATACCAGAGGTTCCGTCTATTCCGTTAGCACCATCGTTTCCATCGTTTCCATCTAAACCATTAATACCTGATGTACCGTTAGCTCCATCATTTCCGTCCAGTCCATTAATACCCGATGTACCGTTAGCACCATCATTTCCGTCTAATCCGTCAATACCATTAACCCCTGATGTACCATCAGCACCATCAATACCATCATTTCCGTCTACTCCACTAATACCAGAGGTTCCGTCTATTCCGTTAGCACCATCGTTTCCATCAACACCATTAACTCCTGATGTACCGTTAGCACCATCGTTTCCATCTAATCCGTTAACACCAGATGTACCACTAATACCTGAAGTACCATCACCACCTGACGCACCAGCTAAATTTACTGACCATAATGAGTATGTACCAGAACCAGAAATATCTATAGGTGCACCAAAAACTAATAAACCAGTTACTGTATCATAACTGGTTACTTTAGATTCCTGGTAGTTCGCAGTATCAAATGTTATTAAAACTGTTTGAGCTGGGGTGTAGGATAAATTACTATCTACTACTATAGATCCAGAATTACCTAATGTGAATGTGTCATTTGATTGGGTTTTATATCTATCCCCGTTAATACCTGATGTCCCATCTACTCCATTAACACCAGAAGTTCCGTTAGCTCCGTCGTTTCCATCAATTCCATCTACTCCGTTAATTCCAGAAGTTCCATCAGCACCAGCGGCACCATCATTTCCATCGTTTCCATCTAAACCATTAATTCCAGAGGTACCGTTAGCACCATCAACACCGTCGTTTCCATCTACTCCATTAATACCAGAGGTTCCGTCAGCACCATCGTTTCCAGCAGGTCCAGCGGATCCGTCAATACCAGAAGTACCATCTACTCCGTTGATTCCTGATGTACCGTTAGCACCGTCATTTCCGTCTAACCCATTAACTCCTGATGTACCATCAGCACCAGCAGGTCCAGTGGACCCATCAATACCAGAAGTACCATCAACACCATCGTTTCCGTCATTCCCATCTACCCCATTAACTCCTGAAGTACCGTTAGCACCAGCAGGTCCAGCGGACCCATCAATTCCTGAAGTACCAGAGGTCCCAGAGACACCAGATCCACCAGATAGTGAACTTAGGTCTACATTAACTACAGCACCATTTGCTGATTTAAATGTTAATGTGGATGTATTTTCATCAAAATCAACCTCAACGAATTCATCTCCGCTAGATGAAGAGTCGCCACCAGCAATTTTTCTCCAAACCCTTACGTTCTTACCGTTCATGTTTACTATCTCGGAAAAACCAGAGTCTTCGTAAACGAATGAGGTGTGTGTATTGACACAAACGTATAATGACGTTACGCCATTTTCGGATATTATGTAAGTGAATTGACCAGATTTATAATCTTTTTTAGACCACTTAGTAATCTCTAAAGATTGTAAGTTTTGATCTAATTCGTTATGTGTTAGAGGTCTGGATAGTGAAGACCTTAATATTAAGTTTGACATCTTTTGTTTCTATTTGTACAAATTTATTGTTATTACTATAAATAGTAATTAATTATAGAAAATTATACCTTAAACTCAAATACTTTAAAACATTTTTTATGGTGTAAGGTGTGATAATAAGGTCTATCAAATATTATTTCCTTACCATAACGGCATCTATCATCCCATATTCTTTAGCTTCATCAGATTTCATCCAGTAATCTCTTTCAGAATCTTTATAGACTTTATTGTATTTCTGCCCACTATGGAGAGAGATGATATCATACAATTCTTTCTTTAATTTACCTATTTCTCTAGCAGTTATTTCAATATCCGTGGCTTGACCTTCTGCCCCACCTAGTGGTTGGTGTATCATTACTCTAGAGTGAGGTAATGCGTATCTCTTACCTTTAGCACCAGCGCATAGCAGAACGGCTCCCATTGACGCTGCTAACCCTGTACATATAGTGGATACTTCTGGTTTTATATATTGCATTGTATCATAAATACCTAGACCTGAGTACACAGAACCACCTGGTGAATTTATGTATATCTGGATATCTCTTTCAGAGTCCATGGATTCTAAAAAGAGTAATTGTGCCTGTATTATGTTGGATACTTGATCATTAATCCCAGTACCTAGGAATATAACTCTTTCCATCATTAATCTAGAAAATACATCCATCTGGGTAACATTCATTTCTCTTTCCTCCATAATGTATGGTGTTACTGAGCTCTTAAAGTTATTAAGTGACTCTGATTTAATACCCATGTGCATTGTAGCGTATTTACTAAATTCTTTTCCTAAATCCATATTTTTTTTTGTTTTTTTATTTATATTAATTATCGTTACAAATATAATACTATTTATCGTTATAAACAATATCATCTAATGAAATGTTAGTATATTTTTCAGTAATATAGTTTTCAAACCTACTTTTAGAATAAAGGCCTCTAACATTTAAACCGAATTTATTTGAAGATACCCTATCACTAAACATCTCTAACTTTTTTGATGTTGGTGATTCTATTTTAATATCAACATAAGTTGAATTAGTACCTATTCTCATCGAATGTGTCAATCTACCTTTATCGTTGAATATTTTTATTATACTGGTAGGGTCATTAAACACTGTACCGAATGAATGGTCTTTTTCATCATAACGATCACTACCTACGGCAAATCGATATCCTTTTTTTACGGATCTTTTTAAAGACTTAATTAGATTTTCTTTTGGTACGAAGATACCTGTATTTATAACTGTATCGTATAATTGTGATATTATGTCTTCTGTAAATTCTAAATCCAAAAAAGATTCATTTATAGATAACCCATAAACATCCTGAATAATAATTAGATTATTAACTAATCTTATCACATCGACAACTGACATATCACTTAGCCCATTTTTGTGTTTTGATACTAAACTTAAGAATTTTTTAGTACCATCATCATTAATGTAGTTGGTACCACCTAGAGCTGTAAATTTAAAATAATCACCATATGGGTTTATGGTATTACTAATCATACCCGTATTAACCGATATATCCCCCCAGTTATACCCAAGGTGGTAATATATACTCAAAATAGTGAGATCCAAAGATTCAGTCGGAAAATGTTTATCCCTAAAATCGGATGCTTCCTTTATCATGTGAGGATTAGGTAAAAAACATTTATCTGATAAGTAATCATATATGGTTTTGTTCCCATAAGCCTTTTTGTTTAACCTAAAAACCTTTGCCACCTCTATTGATTTATCCTGATCATAGATTAAATCATAACCATTTAAAAACCTACCTAGTACATAATTAAGTAGTAATTGACCATTGGTCGTACCTTTTAAGTTAAATAATGAAGTTTTGTTGTCTTTTACATTATCAATAAAAACCCCTAAAAACCCATAAACTTCTTTATTAGAAATTAAACCTAACCCGTCTAATAACTCTCTGATAATAATAATAACCTTGTTATTAACTATATTTGTTCTAACGTATGGTTTGGTGATATCACTTACGAAATATGTGCTAAAACCCTTGTTACCCTTATACAGGGTTAGACTAGTGTATACTTTACTTGTGGTCTTGAGTTCATATTTTTTGTACCCGCTCTTAAATTTAATTAATTTAGCGTGCTTTAGAGTAATATACTTTTTTAGAACCAACTTATTATTATCAACATCACTCTCTAACACTAAGATTTCTCTACGAAGAGAAACTTCCACTTTTTCTTTAAGAAGTGTCTTAAAGGTTTCTTCTTTGATAATATTACCGTGTTTTCCAGAATAGAAACGTTCTTCAGATACCCTATGTATTAAATTAACTAACTTACCCATGGATTAATTTATTTTGTCTGGGTTTTCGTCATCTCCTAAATCCGTATTAGCTTTATAGACAAATTCGCCTTCTGAATTAATCCCAGTCATAGATATAGATCCATCGTCTATCATATCATTAAAAGTCTCCTCGATAAGTAGTGAGGTAGTTTTTTCTACAGCTTCAGATAATTGATCTGGAGTTATTAGATACTCACCATACTCTTCGTAATTAGAATCTATAACGTCTAATAGACATTCTGATAGGACATCTTTGTCCATGAATACACCACTTTTGTTAAAGAAGTCTTCAGACTCCAATAAATTTAATATCTGATCCAGATAAACCATATTTTTTTCCATATGGCGAATTTAAATAAATAATATTAAACAACCAAATTGTCTCCGTAGTTTTTTTCTATTTCAATGATATTGTCTCTCTCCCACATTGGGATTTGATTGTGGTAAACAACAAATTCTCTATAACAATCCCTACTAATTACGAAAGATTCAATCTCAGTATCTTCAAAAACAGTATTTTTTTTACCATTTAAATGTAATTCCCCTATGACGCAATTATAATTATTTTGCTCGTTTTGTATCTGATTTATGGATAAATATTGGTGATCACCGTCTGGTGATATAAAATATATTTTAAATATATTGTTAACGTAATCACTTACACTGAATTTACAAATGAACAAATCATTCATACGTGTAAGTTTATTTGAGAAATCTAACATCTTTTTTAGTTTTTTGGACTATTTATTATTACTTGTGAAGTATAATAAGATTTCAAATATAAATATACATAAACTATGGGAAAGAAAGTAATTTTTACAGAAAAACAAATAAAAATGATTGCTGAGGCTGAAGAAGCTAAATTACGCGATAATGATATCGAATTAGATAAAGAGTCTGATGTTGAGGATGCTTTAATTAAACAGCTTGGTGACGACGATTCTGATAGAAAGATTAATTATCCTTCTAAAGATGATGAAATGGAAACCGAAATGGAAGATGAAGTTTCTTATGAAGATGATATGGATTTAGAACCTGAGACAAATAAAGACTTCGAAATGAAGGATTTAAAGGGTTCTCACGAACTTTTAGAGTATCTAGATAAGATGGAAGAAGCTAAATCTATACTAAGTAAAGTAGCTGCTAAAGAAGATAACGAAAAACTAAAGGCTAGAGTTTATAGTCATTACGAAAAAGCACAGAAATTGGTATTCGAGTTAATAAAAGAATTCGGTATAGTACATTAAGATTGAACCCCTTTTGGGGTTCTTTTTTTACCTAGTAGTTACTCTGGACATCCATCTCCTGGATATCCCGTAATTAGTCTCTAGCGAATCGTATATACGTTTTATAGTATCTGCGGTAGGATCGTTAAAGAATATAAAGTTATTCAGATTATTCGAATAACTAAAATCCTTTATAATTTCATTTAGTCTTTGGGAATCAGATCTATTTTTTAATACAAACACATCTATCGACTCATTCTCAAAATACTCAATAACCAATTTATTGTTTATTGATATAACTACCATGGTGTTATCCCCTAATAAAAAGTCTTTAACTAAACCCCTGAAATTATATTTGAGGTCTGTATTCTTATGTTTAAATTCTTCTTCGATATAATAAGGGTTTATTTTTTTTATAACAAAATCACCACTAGTATTTACCTTAACTAGAGCACCCATGTCATTCCTGAAATGTTCTATAGATTTACCTGTTTTTGGGCCAGTCAATACCAATTCGTAATCGGTTTCATCACCAAGCCAATCATATTCTTTGGGGAAGAACACTTTATTAGCTTTTAATATCTCTTTATATGACGATAAAGACTCTGAATATGTTCTAGTGCTATCAAGTACCTTAATCCGTTTACCAGCGTTGTATAATAGTATTTTATACGGTTTTGACATATTGGTTTAGGTTCTAATGATTAAGAAAGCGATATCCCCTATTATAATATCGAATTTTTTTCTTGATTTGTAACCAATGTTGGTTTTGTTTATATACCTATAAACTTCTTGTTGTAGACTTTCGTGTCTATCGCTATCTAATTTAATACTTACATCTATGCTAGTATCTTTAACGAGCTTAGAGGTAATGTTTTTAGCTATATCGTTTAAATCATTTAATTTCATATATATTTAAAAACTTTTTTTATAAACTCTTTTATTTTAGATAACTTAGTCGGTTCTGGTTTTATATACGAATTTATATCATTAATCTTATCACCTAAACCAGATTTTATTTGTTTGATGTAATTGGATTTATGTCTATCCACTTCGATCTCATCTTTTTTTATTTCCCTTTCGTAACTCTTATAAGCTCTATCGTCAATCATAATACTTACTTTTTTATATAAATAGTAAAATCTTCATCACCAAGATAATCTTCTACAACCTCAATATCACCTATATCGGACAATAAATCAATTATGTCGCTTATGTTATAGGTTAAAAGTGGGCTTAATCCGCTCTCTTTTTTTAAAAAATTAAACGCAACACCCTTTATAGAGGCGTCATAAGACCTCTTTATTGTCTGGTATATGTAATCCATAGTAACCCCAACTGTAAAGACACCAGAACCTATTACATAGTCATACACGTCGTCACCTAAAATCATTTCATTACCACCAACCTTAAATACTTTCTCAGGGTACATAGTTTTAGCTTTTTCTACATAATTTGGGTTTATATCTATACCAGTGTAGGATATATCTTCAAAACCATTCTCACTCATATATTCATTTAAGTGACCTAGACCACAACCGTAATCTAACACACTATCATTATTCCGTATTCCGATATGGAATAATTTATTAAATCTTATGTGTTGATTGTGTCTATCGGTCCATCCAACTGAACTAGGGTTGTCTGAACTAAAGTAGTTTAAATATACGTTATAAAAATTAACTATGTTACTGCTCATTTGGTAGTTTTGATTCGATTAATAATTCTATTATATATATGTGGTATACGACTCCTGATATAAAAGCCGCATCAAACAGTTTATGTGTTACGATAGTTAAATAATTTGGTACGTTACCGCTTATAAATATCTCGTATAGTTCTTTAGATGGTGAAAACTCTAATAAAGTACTAAATAATAAACCAACCCAGAAACTAGTACACATCATACAATTAAATAGAGTACCTAAGGGTTTGACTTTTTTAACCATTAACTCTCTGAATGGTTTGAATAATTTACTCTGAACTAATATGGTTGAGACGCCGTAACACCCCAGTATAAAATATATTATATCACCTAAACCCATATTAAGCAACGTTAGATTCTTCTACCACTTCCTCTGCTTCATCTACCCCCTCTGCTTCATTAACAACATTTTCAGTATCAGGTTCTGTTTCAATTACCTCAATTTCTTGATCATCAGATTCAATATCACCGTTTTTAGAGACGCTAACATCTGGTGTACCAAGAAGTAGTGGGGTATCAAAAGATAATGAAGTTAGTTCATCATAATCTAATTTACCGAATATATCTTTAAGTTCGTTTATTTTCTGGTTAAACAATTCTTGTTTCTTTTCCAGGTTAATATTATACTCAATAATTTTAACCAATATATTGTATAGGCCCTCTAAGGACTCTGTTTGACTATACATAACGTAATAATTGAACCCGTTATCTTCAGAAACTTTCTGTTTCTTTATTTCAATACCTTCACTTATATACTCATCTAGTATATTCCATTTCGGGTTTAACCAATAATCAATAATTTTAACCCCTTTGTTTACCCTAAAACCTATAAGGTTCTCTGGGTACTTTTCGAACATTTGATCTAATCTCATAATATAATACCTTTTATAACACATGTTATTGTGTAGGAAATCGATAAACCTAAATAGATTAACTCTGATTTAGTTAAAGTGTACTTTTTTGGTTCGGAACTAATGACATTCCTAAATAAAAGGAATACATGTCTAATTACCACTAATACTGATAGTATTAATAATAGTAAGGTTAACTTATTTAATAATGATATAACTACTTCCATATGTTTTTTTTATAAAAGTAGTGATAATATCTCGTATTATCAATGATTCTTCAAAAAATATTTGTCTATAGTCTTAAATATCTCACAGAATAGATCGTAATCAGATTTGGTCTTTGGTCTATCTATATTTATAGATTCTTCCCAGGAATATATTAATCTCTCAGTTAATTCGCCATTCTTTTTAGGGTTGTCATAAAATACATCATCAAAATAATTTAAAAAATAATAGTAATGCTCACCCTTGGATTGTATACAAATATTTTCTTCCTTAAAATTCTTTATGTTGGTATCCCAGCACCAGTTGAAGTGGACTAACTTAGTTTCTTCATCGAATATGGTGTCATCACCTAAGTAAGTGTCGGTAATTATATACGTTAGAGAAGTTGCAAATTCTTTAAACAGGTCGGATCTATCGGAGGTTATATTGTTGATAGCGTTTAAATAACTTATTTGTTCCGAGCTAAGTTCTTTGGAGAAGTAATCCATTAGTTTATGTAACCTGTTATTGTTCATATATAATAAATAAGGACCTCTTTAGTAAGAAGTCCTTATTTTAATGTTTATATTTAAATTATTATTTATAACATTTTCTTCTTACTAACATTAGTAATGAATATATCGTTTTCGTTAACTAATCTAGTTTTTCTCTCTACATCGATAACGCTTTGGTCGTAAGAAAACATTTTCTTCATCTTATCCAATTCCTCATTGATTTTATTACTACCCTCTTTTTCTTCCTCGTCTTCTACAGATACAGGTTTAGAAGTGTAATCTTTATCAGCGTTCTCTTGGTTTTCTTTAGATGCGTCCCATATTTTTTCACCAGCCTCACTTTCATTATCTATGTTAGCTTCGGCTCCTAAGGTCTTTTCATCTCTTTTTAAAGAGTGTCCAGTTTTAACCTCCATTTCAACTCTATCTTTGTATTCCTCACTAGGTTCGTTATCGTAATCTAAATTCAAAGCGTTTTTATAACCTAAAGATGATTCTTTAGCCTCTTTTTCAGATTCGGTTTCCATGTTAGGTGAAAATTTCTGATTTTTTAAATCATCTACTTTCTCTTCTGTAGATTCTTGAGAATCTTCAGCGTCTTCAATACCTTCAGTATTTTCTTTTTTAGAATTAGTATCATTTTCAGAATCAACGAATTTACCTTTTATAGGTGTAAACTTCGCTAACTCAGCTTCTGATAGAAAGTCTTCATCGCTATCGATATCTAGGTTACCCATTTTTTCGATATTCTTTAGATCTTTCATAGAAGGTTCTTTTTCATCAGAAAAATCAGTATCAGTATCAGATTTATCCATCTCTTTACTATCTTTTCTATCCATGTAATCGGATATGAAATTTCGCTTCTTTGAGATTCTAGATTCTAGGCTATCTAATGAGTCTAATGCATCTAATAATTTATCTTCTCTATCTAAACCACTCTTATCTAAGAAACCTCTTTTTGCTGGAGAAGTTAATAACATTAAGATACTTTGGTTAGGTCCCTTAGAGAAAATTCTATCATAATACTCTAAGTGATTCTCTTCACCACCTTTTTGTATGAAGTCTATAAACTCATCAGCGTTAGCTTCTTTGCTAGACTCAAAACCTCTAAAGTAGTTGTTGAACATATCTTTAATAGTGTCTGGTGATAAAATTTTACCAACCGTATTAAGGTTACCCTCAACAGTGTTCATAAATTGGTTAAATTGTCTCAATTCAGTTTCATATTGCTGCGAATCTGATTTAACACTAACTTCCTCATTTTCCTCTCTCATAGAGTTTACTATATCCGATGGTGATAATTCTTCAAGATCCATTTTATCCATTTCTGGTTCAGTAGTCTCTGGAGTTTCCATTTCATTCATGATGAAATCAAATACCTGGTCCATACTCTCTTTAGATGTAGCGATGTGGTCTTGAGCCCAATCATGCCCGTTATCTAATAACTCTTGTATTTTTGATTCGTCAAGAGCTAATAATATATCAGATTGTCTTCTCATTTGCTCTAAGTTACCAAAGAATGTATATCTATCTTCACCCTTTTCATTAATAACAGCTTTAGCGTTATCTTCAATAGGTCCTTCAGATGTACCCTTACAGTATTCTGTTATATAACCCTGCATCTCATTAGTACACTCACTCTCGTCAACACTAGTCATACAAGATTTAACCATCTCTAAACATATATCAGAATCCTCCATCATGTTTTTACACTCACTTTCGTAAGTTTCACCTTCTTCTATGGTTTCTGGTAAGAACCCTTCTTTTATAAGAGTTTCATACATACATTCGGCCAACTCTTTATTTTCCATTATGCTTTCCATGCATTTAGATGCCATTTCAGCCGTTAATTTTACATTCTCCATTTTATCGGTATTTTCTAATATATTATTATTGATATCTTTTGACTCTTCTATTAAAGTGTCTTTGAGTTCTATCGACTCATCTAATTCTTTTACATTTTCTTTAGATTCTTCATCTAAACCTAATTCTTTTGCTTCACCTAAATAATTTTCTCTAATTAATTTAGCTATATGCTCTGGTGTATTGTCGCTTTGATCACCTATGTGTTTACAATAATCATAGCAACTATCACACATATCTTCTTTGGTTTCACCTATAAGTTTTATTGGTTTATCCGTGGCACCTTGTGAGCAATATGGGAATGCCATACATTTTGGTTCGATACTAACAATCTTACCACCATTAAAGGCAGTACCTTGTTTTAAATCACCACCAAACCATTCAATTAAATCACCTTCGGTAACCATACCACCTTCAGCATTGTATATGTGTTCACTAACGTAACCTTGTGGTGGTTCAACTACAGTACCCACACCGTCAGAATTTTTAACATTCTTGTCGGCCCAAGTGTAAAATAATCTACTATTTAATTTCTTTTTGTTTATCATACTTAAAGGTCCTATGAACCCACCGTATGTAGGACTACCTGGTACCCCTAATGTTGATGCAACTGAAACAGATTCATTAAGTTTAATAGTCTCTTTAATTTTATTCAATAAATCTTCTTTTTTCATTAGTTAGCTGCGTTTTTCAAATCATTTGCCCAGAAAGCTCTTCTGGTCCATAATTGCTTGTATAGTTGAACTAAAACATTTCTGCTTACTTCAACCATTTTATTCTCTAAGTCTCTATCAGACTTAATCGTATCTTTAAAAGTATCTTTAACAATGTTTTTTACTCTGGTTTCGAATTGAGAGCTACGATTTATTTCAAGGAAGTCTTTTATCTCCTTCTTAATCATAGATTTAACATCACTTTTATCGGTAGCCGTTAAAGATTCATTAACTAATGGTTTACCTTCAAACTCCATTAATGATTCTTTAAGATATTTTTCTAATTCGGAATCTGTTATTTTTACTTTCATTGTTAGTGTTTATTAATATAAATAGTTAGTTTTTTTTAAATATCACTTTTAACTTAATCAATTGATTGACTAACCTTTATCAAATTAGATCTACCTATTTGAGGGTCGTCATAAGTTCTAGTAACTAACTTTAATAAGTTTAGTAAATCCCCGCTTAAAGTCAATGGTCCTGATATTAATTCTATAGTAACATCTTCTTCGTTGGTATCTATGATTATTTCTTTAACCATTTCAAGTGAAGGGTTTTTTATAACATCTGATGTTAATATGATTCTACCCATTTCAACTCTTATATTTACGTATGATAATAGTAAACCACTAGATTTAATAAATTCACCTACAGATTCTTCTAAAGCATTCATATCTAGATTAACGTCATCTGATTTACTTAAATAACCTATTGTGTTAATCGAATCAAATTTTATTTTCTCACCAGACTTGTCACCAACCTCTTCTGGGGTCGTTTTTACAATCTCCTCTTCTTCGTTTAAAGTGACACTTCTAATTTTACCTATTAACGATTTTATATCATCGTAATTTTTGTCGTGATTAAAACTCCTATCCATAATTTTCATTTATTAATTCGCTTAGTTTTTTAAAATTGAATGCGGGGGATAAATCGTAATAATTCTTACTATAATTACTCCTATTAAGTATACCTCTATGGTAATTAGGTTTATCTATTATAGTATTTGTACCCACGAAGTCTTTTTCAATACCGTGCTTTAAACATAAATAGTCTATTAATTCTGCAAGTTTAGTGTATTGTATATCATTATATGTAGACCATATCTTTTTACCTCTCCATGGTTTTTCAACTAAATCACCCTCGTAGTGTGAACCCTTCCAATTAACTAACTCGCCAGTTAACATATCTTTCTTCAACCACCCATGATTTTCTATGGCTACAACTATAACGTTTTTTTCCATACCGTATTCAGACATCAGTTCGTTATAAGAGTTTACTGGGTAGTGTTGGTATACATCACCTTCTTTAGAAATAGAAAAACACGGTACCCTGGTGTATTTACCATTGTAACGTGTTTTTATCTTAGTTAAGTACTCGTTGAAAGTACAGTCAGTATTTGTTAAAACTATTTGTTTTTTCTTCGCTTTAGTTTTAGTTACATGATCTTTATCGTCAAAATAATGTTCGTTATTAATTTTCATCTTTTTTAAAGACCATTATAGTATCATCAATTTTATTATAATTTTTTTTCTTAGTTTCAACTTCCTCTACTTCAGGTTCAGTTTCTTCTACTTCGGGTTCAACTTCCTCTACTTCAGATTCAAACCCAATTTCTTTAGATTCTTCGTCTATTTCATTATAATCATAAACCCAATCCAAATCATGTGTTTGGTCAATTGTTTCGTCCATAATATCTGATAGATTTTGGTCGTCTAATTCAGATACCATATCATTCATAACCATATCTAATGCATGATCTTCATCCCAATAATCATCTTCCTCGTTGGACTCTACAGTGTTGATTGGTTCGTAAAACTCATCTATAGGTTCTTCTCGACCCATTGTTTCATTGTGATATCTGTCCCATGGTTCAAAATAATCGTCTTCTTTAGTAGGTTCTTGGTTTGTAACTTCCTCAGCAACCTCTTCTTTTACGTCGGATTCAGTCGCTTCAGACTCTGGTCTTATATAATCAACTAACGATTTAATAAAACCTAACGCTACTAATGGTAATATAGCACCACTAACTATCGACATAACTCTTTTTTGGAAAATAGGTTCGTAATCAACCAAACCAAATAGTTCTGACCACATCTGAAAATCTTCTAGATTCTTATATGCGTAGTAGGTATTACCCATGGCTTGCATAGCAGTTAGTATGAAGAATAATGCCCATACTATACTTTTGTTCATTTTCTTTAGTGCTATTATTGATGCTAAAGAAGCGGCCGCACCTATCTCAAAGGCTATTGCTAATGTTATCGCTAACCACTTTGGGTTGGATAATTGAAAGAAGTCTACTACGTGTATAGTTGATATAATCGATACCATTATATATAGGGTAACGAATGTACCTATTATAAAATTCTTACTCACTTTTTCACCCATCACTTTATAATGTTTTTGAATATACTTTTATTTTCGTTTATATCACCAAATATCTCATCTATAGATTTATTTATAGGGGCTTTAAGTAATTTAGCCACACTTGACATCGTCACGGTATCACCGTGTAAATCAGATTCTGATTCAATCTCGTTCATACTATCGATATGTTTATTTAGAGATTTGATAACAAGATTGGCTGTGGTAGTTATCACATCTAGATTACCTATTATACTATCTTTAGTACCTTTCCATAGCGCTATGTAATTTACAGCGTACTTCAAACCTGGTACATCAAAAGACTTAAGTACCACGTAAGCAACCGACTCGGCTTGCAGCTCTAATACCTCAGATATATCTCTACCAACATATGCATCTAATATATGTTGTGATTTATCACCTAGTTTATTATTATCTTTACCACTTTCGGCTTTAGTTTTTAGGAAACTTTGATGCATTAGCTCGTGAGCAAATTCATGTATAGCTACAGAGGCTCTACTTATACCTGTTGTACTGGTTGAGATCCTTATTTTACCACCAGCTGAGTAACCTCCTTCTCCATTCTTAGAGTCTTCTATAGCAAAGTCAATACCGTAATCATCGTAAACCTTAACCATAGCTTCAAATATCTTATCAGCAACCTCATTTTCAGTACTGTCTTGCCATTCTAAATCTACTTTTTCTGGTTCTGAGTATTCAGACCCATCTTCTTTTACAACGTCCGTTGTATCATAAACTGGGTATAAAACAAACGGCATAGATGCCACTGGTTGTTTCAATAGTTTAGCTAATTGCTCTTTCTTTTCGTCATTGAAAGGACCTTTTAACTTAGTCATGAAATCTTTTTTCCTAGCTTCTTTCACACCTTTTGTTGGTGGTTTAAGTGTTGGTCTCCATATCAATATTTGGTTAGCCCCTTCTTTAGGTTTTAAACCTAACTTGGACCAACCAGTTTTGGAGTTCACTTTAGTGGCGTTTTCATTTTGTATGTAGATTAGTATCTGATTGGTAAACGAATAATTAGGGAATTTACTTAAAAAGTCAAAGTAATCTTTTACTTTCGATGTCAACCTAACACTGTCAACTTCTTCAGCTAATTCGGTTATGAATCCTTGTAACTTTTCAGTAAGATCGTCTTTAGTAACGTCAGATACTTCCGCTACTGGTGCAGTCTTAATGAACTCTTTTATATCCTCTAATTTAGATATAATTTCATTAACCTCGTTAGATTGGTTTAATTTATCATTAGCTTCAGCTACAGCTTTTTTAGCTATATCTATAACTTGTTCAATCGGTTTAAATTTATCATTAAGCCACCATTGTTTATTCTTACCATCCCACATGAAACCATGTTTTTTTAATATATCCTTTACAGATATTACTTCGGACGTGGCTTTGTTCGAATCGTTTAAGTCGGATACTATCACGACTCTATTAGAGTTGAATTGATCTTTAACGACTTTTGATAGCGTCAAAGCCTCATTAATACTATTAGTGTGCTCAAATTTTAACATTTTACCTATTTTTTTCTATACTTTTTATTTTAGAATCAATATTCTTTTTCCTACCTATCACTTCGAATTGTAATTCCATCATACTTTTATTTCTATCGTATTTAGAAATTTCGTTGTTAACAAAATCCAATACCTCCGATTTACCCTTTAACTCAATCAATTTAATCTGTTCATCAGTTAATCTAGAATTAGATACACTATCAACAGTTTCAGTTAAATCATTAATAGTGTGAACTAAGGTAGTATTCTCTTTCTCTAATTTATTTATTTTACCGTTTTTACTACAACCTCTTATCATCATTATAAATAATAATCCTATGAAAGCCATTAAACCGTATTTACTAAAAAATTTTTTTATCTTTTCCATATCTTATAAATATTTAACTTTTAATTAAAATTACAATAATTCGAAAATACTACTCGAATAGAACCTTATCTTCTTTATAGCCTTCTCTTTTATCTGTCTAACTCTTTCTTTTGTTATGTTTAAATCAACCGATATATCTTGTAGGGTCGACTCATCACAATCTAACCCAAAATACCTACTTATAACCATTCTTTCGGTCTCACTAAGTTCTAATAAAACTTTATTTAATGCGTGATTTAAATTGGCTTGTTCATTGTCATATATATCGTCTGGTCTTAATGAGGTTACGTCCTCTGTTTTATCATAAATACTTAACCCATCCTCATCGTATTTATTATCTAAATTATCGACAGATGGTAAGTTCGAGTATTTATGGTTACCCATAGCTTGTTTCTCTTCAGTCAAGTTTAGAGTCATTTCTCTATTCGTTTTCCTAACATCATTTATAACGTTTATAGGTAATCTTATTACTCTAGAGTTATCGTTTAATGATTGTATTATAGTTTGTTTGACCCACCATACAGCGTATGATAAGAACCTAACCTCATCCTGGTCGTAGTTAAATCTCTCAGCCGCTTTTAATAAACCTAAATTACCTTCTGATATTAAGTCGCTTAGACTCAAACCGTTGTTCTGATATTTCTTGGCTATACTTATTACGAACCTTAGGTTGGAGTATATTAACTTTTCTTTAGATCCTGGTTTACCAGCTCTAATCTCTTTTAATAGTAGGTGTTCCTCTAGTCTAGTTAGGGGTTGATGTTTTCTTACTTCGTGTAGGTAATGACTAATCTCTTTTTGGTCAATCCAGTGTGTTGTGTCTATCTTGTTATTCATTATTAGATCTATATTTTTTTAATATTATTTTTTCTTCATTGGTTAGGGTGTCGTACCCGTGTTCTATTATCTTATCTAGAATCTCATCTATTAAGTTCATATCTACATCAAAATTTTTACCCTCACCAACATCTTCCTCGTTCTCAACATCTTTAGCGAATTTTATTTCTTCATTTAAAATGTCTATATATTGTTCCCTAGCTTTAGACACCATATCTATGAAGTACTGTACCTTATTTAGTGTTAAGTCATTATGTTGCTTAGGTCCTTCTGAGTATAGGTGTTTATAATATTCCTCGACGACATGTTTGGAGTATCTGCCTTTTGTGACGTCAAAAAGAAAAAAGGATTCTGCATATTCGGAATACATGCGTTTAAAGAACTTATCCAAATATTTTATCTTCTCCTTTGAGTTGAATATCAGTATTATAGATGCTGGGCCAAAAACCCATTTTATCTGATGATCGTTGTCTAGTATAGGTTTTAAACCATGTTTAAAATTATCTGGATAGGTCCCCACAAAAAACATTATATATTTCCTGGATTTTTTGGTGAAAATTCTGACGAATAAATTGTACAGATAATACCTTATTTTAAATACGATTAAATTTATCATCTTATCCATATATTAAACGACTTGAGAAATATTATCATTTTTTTCTACTTTGACTACATTGTCTGCCCAATCTTGTATGTATGGGTTGTGACTAATAATCCATATGTGGTCAAATAAGGTTTTTAGTTTGTCAAAGAATACCCCTAATTTATCTAAATTATCATTAGATACTTTACCAGTAACCTCGTCAAATATAATGATATTTGGTTTAGGTAGGGAACATATTTTACTTAATACACATCTTAACGCTAATGAGCTAACAGTTTTTTCATAACCAGAACCAGATGATAAAGGTTTGTTCACACCAGTCTCATTGTCAACCATTAGAAACTCTATTTCACCTTTTGGGTTCATATTCATTTCTAGATCGAAGTCGGAAGTGTCTGATAGTAATATCCTTAGGTGACTGTTTATTAGTGGTATCATTGTACCTAGAACCATCTTTGATATCCCGTTTTTACCATAAATCTCTAGATAAACCCTGAATATCTTATCTAACACCTCTTCGTTCTTAAGTTCTTTTATTAGGTCATTAAATTCACCTATTTTAGTTTTAGATAACTCTATATCCTTATTTAAACTATTAATCTGTAACATTATATAGTTTTTCTGGTCAGTCTCTTCTTTTATCTTAAACTTAAGTTTCTGTAGTTCGGTGTCTATATCTTTATTCTTCTCCAGAGCTTCTTTAGCTAATCTATATTCATTAAGTTTATTTTCACCCCTAACCAATGTTTCTTTTAGGTTAGATAACTCCATACCCTTATTGTCTAGTAGTAACTCAACTTTATGGTATTTATCCCAAGAATCTTTTAGAGTTTGATCATCATCAATAGATTTAGTTAATTCATCTGATTTTGTAGATAACTCATCACTAAGTTCGTTTAATTTAAGTAACTTGTTTTCATTATCTTTTATCTCACTTTTATGATCAACACCTTCCAATGGTCTTTGACAGGATTGACATATTTCACCATCTTTTAGATTAGTTATTGTTTTCTGTACCTGAGTACTCTCTATCTTAACCTCTATCTGCTTATCTTTTAATTCTCTAAGCTCTTTTACGTTGGTGGAATATCTATCGACATCAAAAGGTGCACTTGGTTTTGGGTTCTCTTCTTTTAATTCCTCGATTTCATTCTCTTTGTCCGAGATCATTTTAACAACTTTATCTATCCCAGAAGTAATATCACTCTCAACAACTTTATATAACTCAGTATCGATATTATTTATCCTTATGGAGTTTAATCTATCTCTCTCTTCATCGTAATTGGATAATATATCAGTTTTTTCTTTTAGTTTCACGTCTAAAGACTCTACCAACTTATTATTATTCTTTATCTTATCATCTTCAACCTCAATCTTACCTAAAATATCCTGACTATTATTGTGGTATAACTTAGACTTTTCCTTCCATTCTTGATGTTTTTTCTTAGCTATTTTTTCTTTCTCTCTAAAAAATTCTAACCCTATGAATTTAGTTAAAATCCTACCTCTTTCGGTTGGTTTAGTTTTTATTAAATCATCTAGATTATCACCAGTAGTTAGTATCGTTATTAAGAAGTCGTCATAAGAACCTACGTATGTCTTAATAAGGTCGTCAGTGAATTTTCTTTGTTCACCATTTAATTGCTTAGCACCACCGTTTGGTAAAACCTGGTAGAAGTCTAGGGAACTCTTAGCAGCATATTCACCTGATTTATCTTCTTTTCTTTTTATAGTTCTTTTTATGACGTATGAATCACCTTCTATTTCCACTAGACCTTTAACAACCACAGCGTCTTCATCGGAATACCTATTAAACACGTCAATCATTTTATCCGTCTTTGTGGTAACACCAAAAAACAAGAATAATAGTAAGTCCACAGTCATAGTGGTCTTACCACCAAAATTAGCTGGGTTCGACATCACCGAGGTGATACCCATATTATCACTAAAATTAATTTTATTGTCATCCCCGAAAGATAAGAAATTAGAAAACTCTACTTGTTTTATTTTGAATTTCTTATATCGGTTCGTTTGATCCTTATAGTCTTCTAATTCAACGTTAACCGTGTTATCTAATTTCATTAAGTAGTCCATATTGACCGATAAACCTTTGTCTGATAGGTAACTCTCAATCAATTGCTTCTGGTAGTTCTCGTCTAATATTACTTCAGAAGCATCAGCCGTACCTTCTGCAACAACATCACTATTCTTAGTGGCTATGGGTTTAAATATAACCTTAACCTTATTAGTTTTATACTTTTTTTGGAAATACTTTTCAACCTGCTTCTCCCTATGGGTTGAGTGGTTATCCAGTGTATCTTCCCATATAACCTTAATATAGTTTTTAGGGTCATATAAACCGTTTATCTCTTCTTTAATCATATACGTCGTAATTATCTTTTGGTGATTTTTTTATTATAGTGACAGGTCTTTTAATTGTTTCTTTTTTAACCTCTTTTTTTATTTCGTACTTAGGTTCTTCTATGGGTTCTTCTATGGGTGTATCAACTGACACCTCTACTGGTTGTTCCACTGAAGCTTCTATAGATTCTTCTACACTAATTTCCTCTACTGGTTCGTCTAGCGACTCTTCTACTACTTCTACTATTTCTTCTATAGATTCTTCCACACGAACTATGTCTGAACCTTCTTTATTGAAAAATAAGGCAAATGAGTCACCATATTTCTCCATATCAAAACCCTTTACGAGACATTCGGATATAAAAACATTCACATCCTCGATTTCGTTCAGCTCACAGAAGAGTTTCATCTCTTCGTGTAATTTATTATCTATTTCTATGTTAACCATTAACTAAAAATTCTCTATCCTCATCAATATCTGTTATATCAGTTATCTTAAAGGTTAAATATTTTATGGGATTCTCTATATCATGAAAATCATTTGTTATCTTACCGTCTTCGGACAAATGTACAATATTAAACCCATGTTTGCTAATAGTTTCACCATAATTTTGTTGTACTAACGAACCTACCATTATAACGGGTGTTTCGCTAACTTTGAATTCTTGCCTTTTGTGTATATCACCACAAAGTACTAGGTCACAGTATCTAAACTTACTCAATTCAACACCGTGAGTGAATTTAAAACCCATTTCGTTTACGGCACCAACAATGGTACCATGGTAAAGACCTATGTATGTACCTTCATGTGGTCTAGATTCGATGTGTTCTGGTGTCATATGGTTGTCGAATATACTGAAAACTGACCAAACAACATTTTCATCTTTGTATAAACCTGATTTGGTGTAATACTCTATGTTATCTACTCTTAGTGTTTTTATAATCGGTGTTAGAGCATCCATACGCTCTTTATTTTGTTCAACGATATCGTGGTTACCTGGTATTATAATAACTTTACCAGTAACTTCAGAACATTCACTTAAAAACCACGAAACTTCATTCACTAACTCTGGACTTATCTGGTTTCTAGAATGTACTATGTCCCCAGCTATAACAATTCTATCTGGTTCCATAATCCTCATTTGAGCTATGAAGTTCTCACACACCGCTCTAAACTCGTCATGTCTTTGTATATTCCTAAAATGAATATCAGCTATATGGGCTATTTTTTTTATCATATTATATTTTTATTTAATTTTATAAAATTCTATTAACATCTCTGCATCTTTTTTCATGTAACTTAATGGTATCAATTTAAAAGTGTTTATATTTTTATCCCAATACAGTATACCACCTCTATTAAATTTCTTACCAGTTAATCTTTCTTGTATTAACGTGTAGACCGACAATCTTATACAGTAATCGTTGTAGTTAGAGTCAGATAGGTGATCTAACGGGAAGTGAAAGAACTCACCATATTTATTATCATAACTAAATTTCCTACCAGTCTTTACGTACCATACGTTAAACAGGTCGTTACCTACCAACTCTTCTGTTACGTTGGATTCAGCAGAAATGCCTTTGCCGTTATTAAGGTCCATCGAAACCGAGTGGTTTGGTTTTAGATTTTTACTATCTATGAAACTTAAGTCTTCTGCATCACATATATCTTTTAATTCAGTTACGACCATTTTCTCAAAACTATCTCTTGGTGAATAAAGTCTGTTTGGTGCCGATAGGTACCTAGTGAATATACTTTGGAACGCTTCACTATATTCGGTGGAGGCTTTACTGATCTCCCTCCATTCAGCTATAATATCGTCTTTATGTACACCTTTCCTTTCTGCTAACCTGGACGCATAAAAATCTTCATTGAACTCGTTTTTGAATACCTTTAGTACGGTATTTACGGAGTCGTAATTAATATTTGTACTACCGCTGGCAGGGTTATTTAAATCCATCATTCTTGTAATCTTTTACTTGCTTGTAATACTTTTTTTAGATTCTCTGGTCCATACTTCTCATTATAAGAGGATACATCTAAACCTTCTGGCATTTCAGTAATTAGAACCTTTTTATATAACCTACCCGCATCTAATTTGTTGTATATTTTGATACTATCATTAATAGCGTCAGGGTCTAAAGCTATGATTATAAAGTTATTACTTTTGAAGTATAATTCATTGAATAGTTTTTCGGATAACTTCTTACCGAGAAGGGGTATACTATTCGGTATAACTAAATGATCGAATGGGCCTTCTACTATAAACACTGGTTTATCCCAATCGATAAACTTCTCGTTAAATATTATTGTTTGTTTATCAGCTTTAGGGTTTAGATATTTAAACTTTTTGGTTCTTGGGTTTATCGATCTGGTTACGAAAAAATTTAACTTACCTTCCAAGTCGTAAGATGGTATGACTACTCTATTCTGATACTTGCCTTGTGCACAGAAACCTATATCGTATTTCTCTATTTGTTTATTGGTGATACCTCTGTTGTAAAGATAATGAAACGCATTGTTATACCTATTAGTCTCTAACTTACCGTGTAACTTAATATATTCCTCTGGTAATACTAAGTCATCTTTTTTTTCTTTAACGGTCTTAAACTCGTTAAATTTAAACTTTAGGTTATAAAAATCCCTTAAAGTTTTTTTGTCCGAATAGTCTTTAAATAATTTAGATAACCTACCCTTTGTTTCATCTATCTCACCGCAAGACCAGCAATTATACAATCCGTTTATATAAGTTATTTCTAGGTTACCTTTACCGTCGTACTCAACACCTTTCATAGCCGAACAATTCGGACAATCGTAACTAACCTGACCGTTACTTCTAGAGTGTTTCCTTAGGTTCACCCAGGAAGTTTTCTAATAAGAAAAGTAATTTATCGACTTCTAATTCTTGTTCAAATGTTGTCATACCCCGCAAATATAGTAAATGATTTTAGTAAAAACAAATATAACAAAAAAAAACCTTAACATAAGTCAAGGTTTTTAATTATCTATTTAATTAATTTACAATTATTCATCCACTAAACCATTCATTTTCATGTATGCTAGTGCCACAACATAACTATCTGACATGTCGTAATTTTCTTTTCTTAGAGCACCCTTTTTGTTGTAAAACCAATTTATTTGTGGTTCTCTAGCGTTAACCAGATCCCATATTATTTGTTTTTTATCTATGTTCTTTGGTAACCCACCGAAAAGTACTAATTTTTTAGTACTACCAACTTGCATTAGTTCAGGGAAAGCATTTTTTCTAGCTTCATACGTACTTATGTATTCTGGTGTAATGCCGAGTGTATCGTAACATATTTTGGTAACCATACCATTAAACCTTAATAAGGTCCCTACAGTTCTAACGTTATTAGACCTTAATAGAGGCTCTTCGATTAGGACGTGTTTAATGTTCATTTTAGCGTATTTCTGTATAAAATCAGAAAATAGGTCGGCCTTCTTTAGTAATTCCTCGGTTTTACTCTCAGGTACAGGTTTAGCTTTTGGTGATTGTGTGTTAATTCTAGTAATTCACCCTTATTGTTGAATAGTGAGACTCCTATAGTTTTAGTCGACACATCTAGTCCAAGTAAGTAATATTCTTCTTGTATCTCTTTTGATCCCATGTATTTTTTTTTATAACCTTATTTTTATATTAAAAGAAACCACGTCGTACCAATACTTTTTTATTGGTTGTGTTGGTTTGCATATCGCTAATAGATTACCATCAGAGTCATGTATACCTAATTGTGTTATGATAACAGGATATAGGTCACCGTCAGTAGTTTTAAAGGATGCATGATCCTCTGTTTGTTCAACACTTTGCAAATCTTTAGCTGTGTCATTAGATGATTTAAAAAACTCATCTGATGATGCTAAACATACTACATTTAAAGATTTCTCTGTATTATAACTATTATATTCTAATGTAGATACAATGCTATCAGTATAAACAAATTGAGTACTATCCCATAATATATCGGACCCATCTTTAGTTACTATCAATTGATTAGTATCACCAGTAGTTGTTGTTCTAACATCTCCTCTAGTTGGTCCAGTTATACCGTTAACTAAATCATAGTTTTTAAATACGGTTGTAGATCCAGCTGTTACTATATCACCATCAAATACGTTCTTAAAGTAAGAATCTACAATAAGTGGGTGCGTTATAACGATAAAACCTTTGTCTAAGTAGGCAACACCTACAGCTTTGTCGTTTTTATAGTTGTACGTTGGTTTTTCTTGCCCTGAAGGTGAAAATACTTTAGTACCGTTAATTACTTCAGTGTAACCGTCACCCCAGTTGTTGAAGTTTACTGATGGTGGAGCTATATCGTCTGAAAACAATAGAGCTACGTTACTTTCGTAAGTAGTTTCAGTAGTAGTTTCTAGATCTGGTCTAACACCTAAAGAACTAACACTTATACTGGTGTCAGATAATTTCTTATCTAAATTATTGTTAAGGTGTGCTTCACTGTACGTACTATATAATTCTATTGATGTTGGTGATACTCCAGTATAGTCTTTTAGACCTAACCTTTTTTCATCAGCGTTTGTACTATCAGCACCGTCAAAGTAAGGTAGTGTCAATTTCATGGTCTTACCATCTATTATCTCACCATACTTATTGTTAGGTATTTCTAGCACTAAAAACATATCGTTTGGTACTGGAAGGTTCCATGGTTTATCGTCTTCAAATTCATTCGACCCTATAGTTTGCATAACTGTACCGTAATGTTCGCCTGTGTAACCCGTTACTGGGTGTGTAACTAGAGCTTCGGTAGTACCAGTATAAGAGGATGTTATCTCTGTCCACTTGTAATCAACCCCGTTTTGTTTAACAGCGACAACATCAGTTGATGTAGCTGGAGTTAATACCCCATAAGCTGATCTAGAATATTTTTTATACTCTTCGTTGGTTACTGGTAAGTTTAATGATTTAAGTAGATTCGCAAATATAGTGTTATTATCCTGTCTACCCACAAAGAAACCTGGTAAAATATCACTGATATTTAAATCTGGATCCTGGAATTCGTGAGTTAGTTGTTGGTAACCATCGTTTAAATCAAATGGTATGGTTTCGTTTACAACTACCACACTTTCTACAGGTTTTAATATATTATAGTTAGTAGGATTGTAATCGTACTCTATATAACCTCTACAGGTACCCCCAAACTGTGGTTGTGAGAATTCTGAATCGTTATACGCTAAAGAAAAAAGAAATGAATACCCGCCGTTGGCTGAAACAGCTTCTGGTTGGTTGGTCAAATCTGGTGCGGCTTGGAATCTACCTGTTACGGTATTTGTAGCCACATTCGTTAATTTTGTGTTTAATCCACTGTTAGGTGAAACCTCTGTGTGGGTTATAATTACTTGTTGGTTTAAAGATGGTATGTATTTAGGTTTTTCTAGAAAGAAAAATTCTGCCACACCATTAGTACCCGTAGATATAGTTCTAGCGTAATATGGTAGTCTAACTTTTAGTATTGCACTCATTTTTATATTATTTTATAAGGATTTGATTTTTTATTGTGACGTTCTTTGATATTGCGTAAACGTTGTCGTTATAATCACCAGTAACGTCAGTTACAATCTGATCTACAGTTGTTAGTGCATTATAATTACCATCTTCATCTGAAATTGAAAATGATGCAGGTATAAAACCTTGTTCTAAAAGTTTTCTTCTACCTAATTCTGTTAAGTAAACTTTGATTTCCTCGCTATCTCCGTTTTGTGGTACAAACCCCATATTGTTTTTTATTTAAAAGTATTAATTTTATTTTATAAGTCAAGTTATTATCCTTTATTATATAAATATAACTATCATCAAATTTTTTTAAGTATTAACCAAAATTGTTGAAATGACAATCTCTTCGTTTATCTCAGTACCATTAACTGGTTTAGAGTATGCTTTTATATTAAAATTAAAGTCTATTATACCAACTCGTTTGTTAGGTGTAATAGAACTCTTACCGTAATAATGTTTATTTAAAACCCCTAAATTTTTGACTTCATAAAAAGCATAAAATTCTAATTTATTTAAAGGGGGTATTATTTTATTTGACCCTATAAGGCCAGATTCGCTAACTATTGTTAATAATCCAGTGGTAAATCCGTTAATTCTTACTGTATATTCTTGATAAAACTTATCGTTTAAATCATAACTATCTGTCAAGCTTAAAGTAGTGTTAAGTCTTACGGATCTAGTATCCATATCTCTAACCCTAGCGTTTTTAAAAATTATATCGTTAAAGTATACAGGTTTAGTATTAGGGTTTAATATGTTGAACTTACCTTCTTTTTCTTCAGTTTGAAATTTATCGTTATTACTAGTAACGCTCACAGAAGGTGTGTTTACATAAAAATTTATTTTAGGTATAGCGAAACTAAATGTAGGCATTACTTTTGTAACCTTTTTTTGTGCTATCTCATATAGTGGTATCGATCCCATATCTTATAGTTGATTTTAAGCGGATGGTGGTGCTGCTTGTACTGCCGATACAGCTTCGTATATCGGTTCGTAAGTTATTATTGTCTTAGAAAAAGTACCGTTATAATCGGCTATTATCTTAAAATCTTTATTACCCTTACATATATTGTTGTTAAATTCTGATAAAGAAGATGCGTCCAATTCAGCGGTAACTTTAAATAAGTAACCCCCATTCATCACTGAAAAAGGACTACCTTTAAATTCATCACTAAGTAAATCTATAACCATACCGTTAGATGGGGTTGAGAATGTAGGTGTGTTAAATGATTTTATTGCGAAGGCTTGATCAGAATTAACAATTAAGGTTGTTTGGTTACCGTAATTAATCGAGTTCGAATCCGCTTCAATATAAGAAACGTTTGATGTTACTGGTGGGTTTGGTAATCCAGATACCCCTACTTTATAATATATCGAATACGTTTTAAAATTAGGTATATAGGACATGGTTATATCATCACCAGAAATACTAACGTTATTCGAGTATATGGGGTCTGTTATCGTTACATAACCTTCGTCAACTGGATTGTCTGTAGTGTTCTCATATATAGGGTTATTGAAGTCGTATATAAGTAAGTTACTTAACTTCAATTTCCTTTTTGTATTACCCAACACAGCATATAAACTAGTTGATATTTGGTAACCAGCATCACCAACCTCAAACCCGTAAGCGTCACCGTCATAATTGAAATAAAAATCGAATTTAGTGTAGTAAATTTCGCCTTTAACCAATTCGTTAACTTTCTTAATCTGAGTGTAGGTTTGATCGTGTGTTCTGTTTGTATATGAGTTATCCCCAATAAAAGCATCTCCCATTATTTTATTGTGGAATTCTGATACTGGTGGTACGCTTCTGTAGGTACCATTAATAAACTTAAATTTACTGGTATCATCACCTTTTACTGGGTAAAAATCAAAGTTTTCTATCAAAGCATCTAAACCCTTTGTATTATAAGTGTCGTAACTATAAGGTGATTTAAGATGTAAACCGTTAATATTTTTAAGATTATATTGCTTAACCATTACTCTTTAAATGTTGTTATTTTTAAATCGTCAACCTGTAAATCTGGGTCGTAAGCGATATAATTATTTTCGGCAGATTGTCGTACCCCTAAAAAGCCGTTTTTAAAAACTATGTTGTTATCAACAGACCCTCTGTTAGAGTTTTGGGTATACACATCGTCACTATCGTTAACCTCTACACTACCCACGTATTTTACCGTAGGTATTGTTTGTTCGGTTATTACTGTTGGGTCGAAGTCTTCTAATTGTTGGTAATTAGAGTTGTCTATTAGAGAAAAGAATTTAATTTCATTCCTTAATCCGTTATTGACGAATGTTTCTCTACCCTTGTCAGTTAGATATATCTCAAAACTATATTTATTTCTTTTAAAAAATCCCATTAGAAATCTATTGTTACTTGTAGTACTAACATATCAGAATTATATTTTCTAGTTATTGGTTCTGAAAATTTACCAATAGCTACCACCGAATTATCTTCACCCGTTATAGCTATCTCAGTGAAAGCTACTTTGTCCTGGTCAGAATTGAACGTTGGATTCTTAGTAACTGTAAACTGGTTCGGTAATACATTACAGGTTAACTGTGTTTTGTATATCGTAGCTTTAATATCGGTTTCAATATTACCATAAAAGAATACTTCGTCACCAAATGTATGTTTGGTGGGTTCGTTTACCGTTGGTATTTCTATGTGGTCAGATAAAGTATAGATATCTAACTCACTATTGTCAAGTATATTTTTATCTATATTAACTCTTAATGCGGATATGGTTTCTTTTGTTAATAAATTAGTCGTAACAGTTTGACCTAGCCCAGAGTTGTCTAAATAAAACATTGTTATCTCACTACCGTCTGTTGGTGTGAAATTTAATTCAACCCTTCTGTCATCTATACCTTCGTTAGTTACAAACACTCCGTAAGTATTAGATGATAATAACATACCTTTGTAGAATAACCATACCGTTGAGTTGTTGGGTTGTTTATCTAACTTAAGCGATATTCTATTAGGGCTTATTGTTGATCTGTATATAGGGTCTAAATTAGTATTAGAATTTATAGTAGCTAAATCAGGTACCGATATAACAGTTTTTATGGTCTTAGCGGTATTACTTTTACCTATCAAGTAATAAAATTGTAATAAATCGTTAGTTGACCCATAACCTTTATTAAATACGATAACCTCTTTATTATTTGGTCCCGTAGCATAACCTTTACTATATCTATAATAATCACCGTCTGATAACGTATCGTCAGATGCTTCTTTTTGTATTCCACCCTGATATATAACTATAATCTCACCTATAGGCTCTTCACCTAATTCGAATACATCAAATAAACTAGTATCTATAACACTATGAGTGGTTAATAAACTAGTGGTGTAATCTAATATATCGGCGTGTAATTCAAAATTAGTACCATCTACATTCATTACACCTGTAACACAACCATTTGTACCTAAGTAATTACTTATATCGGTGTAAGCCCAGTTACCAGAATCTGGTTTTATAGCAGTCTCTGATTTTTGCCAAAGTAGTGTTATCTGATTTACTTTGAAACCTAACCCAGTTGTATCGTCATAATCCGTTAAGTACGAAAACTCGTTATAGTTAGGGTCTGATTTCTTCTTATTAAACTCAAAACTAACGTCTTTTGGGGTGTCTGTGTTATTAACTATAGTAGTATAATCCTCACAGTGCATACCAGTTATACCGTTAGTGTCTGTCATCATGTAACTCGCATAGAAGTATTCACCTGGTTGTAGAACACCTAATGTACTAGTGTTACCACATATACCTGGCTCAGTTAGAGTCAACAAAGGCTTAGGTAGAGTCCAATTCCTATTAGCTTTATAAGATAAAACTGAAAGTAATTCAGGGTCTTCTATTATAATAACTTTTTCATCTATCAATACCTTACCAACTACATTTTTATCACTCTCCTGATCTATTAAGTCATAATAACTGAATGTACTATTAGTTTGATCCCCAGATGTCATCGTTTTTAATTCAGTATCAGTAACAAAAGTGTAACCTATCTCATTAAATGTAGTGCCACTATATTGTTTCTTGTGCCACATTATGTAAGGTATCTTTAGCTTCATCGTCGATTGTTTGAAACCTTCCCCGTAAAAGTTTGATACTGTATTGTTTGTATAATGTATTAAACCTATTTTAGACGATGATTCGTAATGGTTGAAGTTTATAGCAGCACCTAAGTAATTGTTAGATACTGTATCGTATTTTGATTTATCATCTATAGAATCTAAACCTATTACATCTTCAACGTGAACTATATTCATATTCCATACAGGGACATCTAAATCTGATTGCGTATTGTTATTAGAAAAATCTAATAACCCACCCTGCCAGTAAGCTACTGGTGTATCTTCGTCATAATAATCCTTTATAGTGTTTTTACCAGGATATATAAACGCAGTTAGGTTAGCGGACCCTTTAGGTAATTTTCTATCTAAGTTTAGGGTTATATTGGATCCTGAGGTTATACCAGTTATGCTTTGGTTAACGCCAGAGTCAGCTGTTAATATATCATCTATCGTATACCATAAATACTGTGTGGCCGCTGTTGTAATCTCTTTGGATTGACTATAAGTACTACCACTTACGTATGACTCGTTTTCATATTTAATGAAAACAAAATCTCCTGGTTTTAAGTCTATATACTCTTCATTTTTAGTCGACCCAGTTGTAAAACTAAAAGTCACTTTTTTATCATCCCCACTAGTTGATGCGGTTATGTTATGTAAGCTACATAGTACGTCTGAAGGTTCTGTAGTACCAGAGTAATTAAAAAACCCTCTTTCTTTTGCTGTCGAATAAACTTCATTTGGTATTGAGTTTATTACAGTTATGGGTTTAACGTAGTCGGTGTCACTATTAACACCTATAGGGTAGTTTAAACCTAGTTGATTGTCTGAAGGTCTAAGTATATTAACGTCTTGCTTGTTGTCGCTAGAGTAGTCCATCTCGCTATCACCTAAAATGAAGTTAGTAAATGTTAGATTACCAGCAGCCAAATTTCTTCTACCCTGGTTTGTTAATTTAACGTTCACTAAGGGATCATTCTTTTTAATTATATAGCTCATTTTTTTCTATTTTATATAAATACATTAATTTTTATAATACTATGTAGTCTTTAGGGTCTACAGTTCCTAACTCTATAAAGTTAGCACCTTCAAAGTCTAGTCTAACTACTCTATCCTCTTGTATATCTCTTACCGTTATAACTCTGGTTTCTATATTACCTATTGAGGTTTTATTGGCTTTAACGAAAGTATTTTCTATACCCTCGTCTATGTCGTTAAATAATACATACTCATCTAAGAAACCTTCTTTGTATCTGGTTGAGTTTTTGAATGTGTCGTATTGAACGGATATATTAAGTTCACCATTAACTTCAACTACCACAACATCATCAACACTACTATTACTTTGTAGGTTTTTAGTCGTTGTTGTACCGTTATTATCGGTTATGTTAAGCGTCACGTTTGAGGCACCGTTCTGGTTTATTAGTAACCTTACTGACTTACCTTCATCTGCCGATAATATTTTTGGTGTCGGTAAAGCGCTTTGTAATCTATTAAATATATCATCAACCTGATTTTCATCAAACTGGAATAACGTACCGAATATAACTTTTGCATTATGCCCACAAGGGTTTTTTATCGTAAGACCACCTAAGAATTCACCAGTTTTAGGTAAATCATTATCATCTCTTTCGTAATAATAATCCATTATTAAATCACCACCCGATTTTCTGAAACCAGTTAAACCATAAGCAAAAGAGTCTCTTATGTTTGTGTCTTTAGCTTCATCTAATTTATTTAAACCATTAATTAATTTAGTATCATGCGTGGACCCGTTAAAAGAATCTGATTTAAAATCGTCTTTTAATATTAAATTAGAGTCAAAAAAGTATAAGTTATTTTTAGTCACCTCATCTAGAGATGAGATGTTACCATCGTAAATCTTAATACTAGTCCTATCTTTATATAGTGTGTATTTTTTAACAACCATAAAATCTCTCTCTTCCCAGTTGGTTGTATCACTATGAGGGTTATTGGCTAGTACACCAGTACTTTTTGTTTTGTACAACAACCCTCTATCCACAGCGTATTTATCTCTATTATATTGCGAGGTAGGGTTATAAGTTGTACCTGTTGCGTCATGCTCGTATATACTATTATCTTCTATTTCGTTACATAAGAACTCGAATAATGGTGATATATTACGGTCAGACCTCTCCTCACTTAAAGTTACGTATGTTAAGGTATTTGATGTTAGGTCCGTATAATCGTTTTGTATTAAATTAGTGTTTTTTGTGTACCCACTGTATACCGATTTCGTAGTACCAGAATATATACTAGAAACTGACATGGTCGCAAACATTAAGTCCCCGACATTGTCCACCACATCTAGAATCGAGTCATCATCATTAATGTTATTAGGTACCATATCCGAAAATAAGGTATTTTTACCTCTAGGGTTAGTCATTGGGTAACCTAGTAAAAAAGTCTGGCTCGTTGGTATTAAATTAGGTATTCTTAGACTAGATCCGCCTGATATGTTTAATGTACTCCAATTAGAATCTGGAATAGAGGAAGTACCAGTAAATGAGCTGGTTTCTATCCTATCATAATTGTATTGATTGAATACTTGGTTAGTAAAAGTAACTTTGTGGTCTATATAATCATTACTTAATTCAACCCAGGATGGTGTTGTTGATGTAGCACCTGGTTCGTGATCAGGTTCGGACACTTTTAACCAGAACTTAGCGCCGTTAGTTGTACCAGAAGTTTGATGGTACACGTAACTACCTACTTTATATGATTTACCTGATTCGTAAATCAAAGGTTTATTATATACATACTTATACAGGTTATACGTACTACCAGTACCAACAACTTTAACCACATCACCTAAATCTAAAGTATCCGTAATTGAGCCAGTTAGTAGCTTAGGGTTTTCATATGTATAGGATTTTTGGTTAGTTTTGATTATACCTTTTCTTTCGTATTTATCGTAACCGATAGGTGTAAAATGTTTAGTATCATATTTCTCTATAGGTATAAACGAAGCTCTTGGTCCATTTGGTCTGTAGAATGGGTGTATTGTTAGTGGAGTTGTACTTGAAACACTATACTCTTTTGTTAAGTGAGAAAACGTTATATCTTCTATACAGACATATAACCTTTCTACGTTTCTATTTTCTATAGTAGTATCCTCAAGCTCAACAACTACGTCTGTGTTAGGTAGGATTACTTTAACTATATCATTTATCTCATAATTATTTATATTTGGTGAGAATTCTGGTACAACACTTAATATGTCTTGGTATAACTCAGTTGCATATATTCGGTTTTCTTTTTTCCAGTATCCAGTCGCATTTTCATACCTAGCTTTAGATAAGAAACTAGATTTTAGGTTGTCTGAGAAGTCTATTAAATCATAATCAGCAAAACCTTCATCTTTACCTATAAAATCTATAGTCGATGGGGTTGCACTTAAAACATTACCGTTAAGGTAGGAGCTTAAGAACTGTGAGTTCGTCTTTTTAAGTTTAATTGTTTTAGGTTTAGGTGTTTTACCAAAAATAATACTTTTAGATAGACCTGTATTTTCTATTTCTTGCGGTGTGTTACCTAAGTAATTATTGTTTGAGATAACAGTATCTTCGAAGTCTATACCTGGTGAAGAATACTTGGGTCCAGAAAAAGTACCTATATTCTTACTCCTAACCTTAACCTCAAAATTAAATTTATCGTTGTTTAGGTTCTTTTCATAAACAGTTACATCACCTATATCGCTAGTTGATTTATATTTATTAAAAAACTTACCAAATATTAACCCGAAATCATTCGTCTCATCGTAGTTAAATGTGGTTTTAAGTTTTGTTTTGAAATTATGTTTGTTAGATATGTCATCAATTTTAAACATATAATGATCAACATCATAATTATTATCGTCACCTACAGGTTCTATAGATAAAACATCGTCAACATAATGACCTTCTATTAGGGTTCTACCTCCGTTAAATGTTACTCTAAACCTAGGGTCGTTAATCGCGCTATAAGTAGTTGGTTCATTGTAATCTATCTCTATCTTTTCGTATCTAGACAGTTTACAACCTACCAATTCTGGTTCTATCGTTAAATATATCTTAGTATCCACACTGAATAGGGATTCGTGACTAACGTTTACTACTCTGTCTTGAGCTTCGTCTGAACCGTTGAACGAGAATACTTGTTCATGTATTAGGTTATCAAATTGATCTTGTAGTCTTATGACTATATTTTGTGTAGTTGTTTGGTCTGACTCGAAATATAAATAAGAATCAAACTTAAGGTAAGAGTTTCTTTTTACCAAATAGAACCCTTCGGCTAAACCAATTTTATCGTTATCTGAGTCGAAATTAGTGTTGAGCGACTTTATGTTAATGAAGTTAATTTTATCAGGTGTTAGAGATATTTCTTCTTCTAATGTCTGAGTTGTTATCTCTTCATCATTAGCCAAATAGAAAGGACCTACTTTAGTATCATCTATCGAATAAAAACCATCGAATTCTATGGTACTGGAATCACTTATATATAACTCATCGTTTAATATGTTATCAACAACCTTATACGTTTCATTATTAGTTGACCCGCTAAATACTTGATAAAGATATAGGTCTTTTGTTAGATTGAATGAAACTATATCATTTAATGCGTCTATATTCTTTTTACCTATTAGAGCTGGTTTTATGTGCATATATGGATCAGTCTTACTTCTGTTCATAAATGTCTCATACATACCTGGTACTATAGTGGTGGTTGTTGTTCCTGTTGGAGTAGTGGTTGTTCCTGTCACTACTGGGTCTTCAACCTCATAATAAGTACCACTGAATTTAACTATATCATTCTTGTAGTATATCTCTCCAGATAACCAGTTGTTATCTTTTCTGAATGGTATAACCCAATCACCAGAAGAACCGCTTATAGCATCTTCTGGTTCTGTTGTAGATGTATCTTTTGAGTAACCGTAGTTCATAGGTTGTCTTACTGATAACTCTTTATCCGTTTCATCTAAATAAGTTGCGTAATTTGTTGTTGTGTAACCAAGAGCACTCATGTTTATCGTATTACCTGAATAATCAAAGTAACAAACGTGAGGTTCTGGTACTGGGCATATGTAATTAGATTCAGTCGCTATGGTTGAGTGACCCACACTTATACCTTCGATATAATAATTTCTTTCATCATTGTTAATAGTGATTGGTGAATCGTAAAATAAAACTTCGTTAGCATCTACACCGTAGGTTATTAACTGATAAACTAACTCACCATTTACCGTGAAGTTTACTGGTGTTCCATGTTTTAATTCAACGTTAAGTCTAGTAATTTCCGTACTTAAGTTAAGGTTACTCTCTCTACTTATAACAAGTTCACTTGTAGTGAAGTTTAGATACTTATAGTATTTAAACACCCCTCCTTTTTCAATACCAGAGTCCTGGGTTACTGTATCTAATAATAGGTTTGGTACCCCGAAAGTCTGACCATCATATATTTTTAGGGTATCCAGATTATTGTAAGTAAATTCTACTATATATTCACCTGGTCCGTTAGGTAATGTTATTACTTCTATCGGATTAGTATTATCTAGATGTATGTAATTTTCGGTATGAACTACTTTAGTGTTTATAGTAGGTAGTATACCTGTGAACATTCTGTTAGTATTTAACCTAAATAAAGAACCATCATGTTTGACGAATATACCTTTAGTGTCACCAGATACATTTATATTACCTCCATATATCGAATCGTCACCGTAATTTTTAGTACCGTCCCACTCATACACTTCTACTTGAGTATTGCAAGCGTCTTGTATCCCTAAATAGAAACCGAAATATTCGTTTATTGATGGGTCGTAACCGATATAGTTTTTGCCTTTAACGCCTTTTACATTAAATGTTGGGGTGTCACCCACTATAGCGTTTTTAGTTAAACCAGATGTATCAAATGGGTTTGTTAAACCAGTGTTAACTGGTCTTTTCGCTTTGTTCTGAAATTCAGACCCGTCATTACCTAACCAATCTAAGTCATTATTAAGTCCGTGCTTATAGACATATTTGTTATCAAATAACTTACTGTTCTCTATTTTCTTACCAGCATTTAGTATAGTTGTTGCTGGTGTGAATTGTTGTACTAATTTAACCCAGGACCCGTCAAACTTATTTAAAAAATCTAAGGATTTGGTATTCGTTACTGGTGTACCTGTTAGTTTAATATAGTCGTAATATATTTTAGTTAATGTTGGGTATGATTTTATGGTTTTTCTGTTACTAACATTTATAAAGTCATCCAGACATTTCTGCATGAACTGATTAAAACTTAATTCTCTAGCGTTAACGGTTTTGTCTTGAGGGAATATTAAATCCTCATTTACATTAATATTGTTTCTGTTTAAGAACCTGTATAAAGTGAAGTCAAATATCTTGTCAGAAGATAAGTAAACCTCTAGCTCTTTAGAGTTGATAACCAACCTAGAATCATCTTCATAGTATTCTGTGTAACCAACAGAGTCTTCGGATAGACGTAGCACTTTGTTTTCTGAGTAAACCCATGATTTAACGTTGTCTGTAGTCCTATCTAATTTGAATAATGGTGTTTTACCTTCATATTCATAACCCTTTATATAAGCATTACCGAAATCATAAGGACCTCGATTTCTGTTGTCTAAGTTTAAGTTAAAACCACTTTCTTGGTATTGTACTTGGGAGGGTACTGTTGGGTACCCGTCTATATCCATAGGTAATAACTTAAGTAAGTTTTCATCTGAATATTGATATCCGTATATTTCTCTGGCTTTATTATTGAAGTTTAGTTTTTCTCTAGCTACGTATACGTGTTCATTAACTTCAAATATAGAGTCAGGTAAACCAACTAAGTTCAATATAAATTCTATAGATTTTCTAGTCCCTTTTGATTTCCATAAGTGATATGAGTTTATGAAGATTCTTCTCCATAATTCTATATCTATCTCTGCTGGAGTTAGTCCAGGTTCTACGTTTAGGTCTTCTAGGTTGAAAATAGACTCCATTATAGTACTTTCGTCCTCTACGTTATAGGTCTCGAACCCTAACATATTACCGTAGTTCTTTGTTAGAAGGTCTGGTATGTTTTCTATCTTATCATAAGATAATCTAGTCATGTATGTTATACCATCAATGTACTTCCTTACATTGTCCAGATTTTTACCCATTAGGTTTAACAATATATCTAACCTTCTATCTTCCGTATCAAATTCTTTTAAAGAATCAGTGGTTAAAAACCTGGATATTAGGTTAGTCTTTGTTGAATCAAAATCATCGGATATATTATTTAATTTAGTTAAATAAAGATCAAACTTGTTACTGAATAAATCTAAATTGACATCATCTATCTTAGGGAATATCAGCGTTTCATTTACATTCAACTCAACCCCATTATCATCTACTTTTGAGTACCTTATTGTACTTATATATTCTTTCTTATCGTAATTATAATCTAACAAAAATTTACCCATATCAGATAGACCGCTTTGAAATTCGTCGTATTTCTGATATTTGGGTTTAACCCAAAAAGTTCTATTAACCGTTAGATCTGTATTAACTTCAGTTGAAAACGGGTCACCTTCTATTGTTAAGTATATACCAGTATCATTGTCCGTATAAGAATCTGGTAAAGTAGCGTTTATAATAGGGTATTCAATACCTTTGTAATAAATCGTATAGTCTCTATAATTTTTAGAGAAATTCCTTATAGGGTTTACATTGACTGGATCATTTATAGTGGTACCAGTAGAAGTATATTCTAATTCGAAAGGGTTAGAAATGTTAGCTAAATTTAATTTTAATTGAGCTGTATCTGTTTTGTCCGAGTAACTGTATTCTGATATAGTTGGTGACTGTAAACCTATAACGTTCAACCTTAAGGCTGCTGGGTAACTTTGAGTTATCTCTATAATGGTATTCTTTATAGTATCTTTTAAAGGTGAATATGAAACGTAATTTTCTAATTTTTTTCTATCAAATAGTACCTTTACGGTTACATTATCTTCAATCTTTTTGTTTACCTGCTCAATAGCGGTTGATTGGTCGTTCTTAGAGGGGTTATTCTCATTTATACTTGCGGCTGTTTTACCGTTTTCATCACCAACTAAATCTACAACCCTACCATCACTAGCATCTTTCTTAGTAACAGAGCTACTTATAGAGAAGTTACCTAAAGTAAAATACGGATTACCACCTATCTCGTCTTTAGTACTAGCAAACTGTAAACCAACTGCTTTATCACCTAATGTACCATCACCACTTACTGGATTCTCAACCCCTTGTATTTTGTATAACTTTATAGCTCTCTCATAAGCCATAAATGATGAGCAGGGAACATATTTGTTCTGGCCATTTATATTGTATGTCCTATAACCGTTACAACCTAATTCTGAGGCAGCTATCAAGGCAGCTTCACTAGTATCGTATAAGTGAGCTATTAACGGTGTATTTGTGTAACCTAGATTAGCCATTGTTTCCTGTTATGTTATTTAATGTTTTAGTAGTGTCTATAGTACTTCTTCTAGTCCTAACTTCATACAATTTATTATCAACAGAATCTTTAATCTCATATAGATCGTGTTGTGCGTAAATATTACCATCAAAATCGTATAGAGTGTATATACCGTCGTCAACAGATTTTGTTTGGTCTGAATACAATGCTATGGCTAAACTCTCTACATCATAGTTAACTAACTCTACTTCCATTACTTGAGGTGTAAAATTAGTATTGGTTAATATAACACTTTGACCTTTGAATCCTATAAATGGTGCTGCCGTAGGTTTAAAACTAGGTGCTGCATTTGGTGTTACTGTTGAGAATATGAGCGAACCTGAATTATTGTAAGTGTACTTTATAGATTTAACCGAACTGTTAGCTGTATTAACCTGTACTGGTTCTACAATAAAAGATGAGGTTATGATTCTATATAAATTAGGTATCTTACTACCGTTCTCATTTAAATATTCTACTCTATAACCATCCAATCCGTTATTAGTGAATTTGCTTCTAAAGGCCGTTGGGACTGATTCTGTGTTAAATACTAAACCTTTTATGTCTGGGAATGTAGCTAAGTCACCACAGTCCTCTATATTTACCCTTATCTGGGCTGGTCGTATATAAACAGTATAATACCCTTTTGCGTTAAATACTGATTTGGGTAATTCCATGTTATACATACCACCTAAAACCTCTACTGTATTTGTAGGGTCTAGTACTGGTTTCATAACATCTGTACCACTTAATTTCGTTACTTTTTGTGTTTCGGTAGCATTTCTATTTCTGCTATATAAAACGATCACTTCTATATCGGAAGGATCTACGTCTGCTGGTCTTTTAACACCATATACACCTATTGCCATAATTATCTATCTTTAAAATTGTATCCTTTTCTGTTTATTTTGTAATAACCAAAACCACTTTTAGTTAACTCATTTAAATCTTTAATATTTTTAAGTTTTTTTATTGGTTCGAATGCGTTATTAACACCTCTATCAATAAATACTTCGGATAAAACTTTTGGTTCATCTATTGTATCAGAATAATAATTTAATACTGGTTTTACTTCGTCATCAATATTATTCCTCATATATTTAAATGTAGCAATATTATTATTATTGTCAATATCCGTTGATGTACTTTCTTTATAAAGTATTGGATTCTCTGTATCTAAGTACAACACATATGTGACAGAGTTTTCAGTCTCAGATAGTATCATACCAGTAACGTTTGTACCACTTATTTCTATCTTTTTACCACACCTTATTTCTTTTGTTGGTGTAGTTGGTGTTACGCTAACAACCTCTTCTTCGTTAGTGGAAGTGTTAACTGATTTAATCAGTGTTTTAGGTAGGTCATTAGAGGTTTCTTTTTCTATAGCTATAGCTCTTTCCATAGGGAAAGACAGGTCTAATAAAGAAAACTTACTATCAGTAAACCCTTTTACAAAATATTTTTCTTCGGACTCTTTAAAGTGTTCCTCAATATCCTCTTTTGTGGATATTATTTTAGTGTTAGTTTTATATTTTTTGGCTGGTTTAGTGATTTCTTTAAAGCTATCTATTTCGTTAATAATATTTTCTATCTGATCTATATCTGGATTGTTCTGGTAGGGTGCTATAACCGTACCGTTACCATCTATGTGTGATTCTAGATTTATAACAACATTATAACCCTCAAAACTATTATTTATATTAATACTCTTCATTATACTATATTTACTTTAATAGGTATTTTTATCGTTATATGTTCTGAGTCAATACCTTCATTATTATCATATAAATTGATATTGATGATACCAACCATCTTTAAACTATCCATTAAACCAAATCTTTTTATAAAACCAGAACCTAAAAATAATTCAGTGGTTATTATGATTTCTTCGTTGGTATCTATTTTACTATCTAATGACTCCACTAAAAGAGTTATACCTTCATTTTTAATTAACTTAGGATCTGTTTTTAGTAAACTAACCACATCTTCACCACTAGTGACGTTTTTAATTAAATCGTAGTCTTGTACGGTGGGGGTGGATTCGGATGAACTTTCTGGTGGGGTGAAAGATCTATTAAACTCATTTATTATATCGCTGGCCAGAACTTTAACTTTAATTTCTGGTTTAATCACATCGTAAATTTTGGTGTTTTGTATTTCCGATGGGGAGTAGTCGTAAACTTCAGTCTCTATAGTTTGATTGTCTTCCAAGAATTTGTTATATGCTGAACCTAATTTCTCCATAAGATTACTGGTTGATATGGATTCTTCAAAATCTGATCCAAGATTAAACTTTGGTAAAATAGTATTCTCGTTGTACACAGAGGGTTCGCTATTTATCGACAATTTTGTTTTGTGTGTTAATTGACCGTTTATACTTAAATCTATTTCTTTTTCGTTAGATGCTATAGTTAAGTCAGACACATTAATATCACTTATAACATAAGTATTTATACCACTAGTGTTTCGTATTAGTAAAGAACCTAACGTAAATTTATGTGATTCTATATCGGTATTAACACAGTAATTGTTTTCTGTATTTAACAAACTTATAGTTTTGGTTCCTAAGTAGGTATTAGCTATCTTTTTAAAATAACCATTCGCACCACCTTGAATACTGTAATTCCATATTCTAGATATGGCGTTAAATGAAGAGTTGGTTTGATAACCTTCTTGGTTAATATAATAATTGGATGTTAATTCTCTTGAGTACTCTTCGGGGTATAATTGGTTAATTCCTTTTTTTAAATCCTGCGCCTTTATTTTAACACCGTTATATACTATTGAATTACTTATTTCCAACTCAGATAAACGTAAATCACCGTACTCCCTGTTTTCAGTTGGTGTTGATAAATTTGTGGGTTGCTCATTATTTATTTGATGTTTAACCCAATAATCATCATAACCCAGTTCGTATAAATCTATGTGCTTAGTGCTATCTATATTAAAAAAACCCGTATTTTTATTTAAGTCATATATTTTATAACTCCTTTTTTCGTAATCTATAACATATTTTAAATATAAATCCTTTTGATCAAAATCCTTAGTTGACTGTAACCATTTTTTAGGTAGGTTATCTTTAGAGGATGGTACGAATTGTATCTTCTTACCATTTAAGGCGTCCCAAAAATAAAACTTAGCGTAAAATTCACTAGTTTGATACTCTTTTAGAAAAAAGAATGAGAAACCATCTACACCTTCACTTATATTGAATACTGGTCTTTTCTGTTTACTTATACTATCTATACTCGGATTCTCATTATACATGTATCTATCAGAAACATATACGGGTATAGTTGTTATTAACCTTTGTGTCTCTATATTAAAGTCATCATAAATCTCGATTAATAAAAAAGAGTTGTATGTATATAGTTTGTTGTTAAAACCGAAGTTAGCGTTTACCCATTCATCTTTTTTATCCCAAAATGGTAGGGTGAATGAATTGTAAAAATGGGGGTACCCTTCTTTGGTAGGATAGTCTTTATTTATCTCAGATAAAACGTTTAATAATTTCTGAGGTTTAAGGCTACTTATTTCTGTGGGTGATAAACTAACTTCATTATTTAATAATGGTTTTATTAGTCCATCCGCTGTCGTAATTTCGAATAACTCACTTTTAGGTTGATTAAATGATACGTAATTACTGGTGTAATCACCAAAATCAGGTTCGATAAAAAGTGATATTTCAGAAATATCTTCATTAGTTAAATACTTAAGAAAGAATAAATCTATTTCTATGTTTTGGGTTTCTGGTAAATATTCAACACTTTCTAGATCTATTATAGGGTTTATGTTCACCAAAGTTTCAAAATCTAATGTATTCTGAAAGGCGAAATCTCTATCTGAAGTGTGATCCTCATTATTTAGAAATATGTTGCTAGATAGTGTTCTACCTTCTGTAAACTTTTTCTTTAGCATTGTTCGTTGGTGTATGGTTGGTAAGGTTTGTCTTTATTATCATTCTGGTTATCACCAAATAAATCTTCTGTAATACTTCTTACGTAATCATCAATAGAATTTACCGAATCTATGTTGCTTATGTCGTTTACATTTAGTTTGTATTTTTTAACCTTGTTTTTTTCGATTAGTACGTTAAAGGGTAACCTAGTATAACTATACCTACAACCGTTTAAAAACGGGAAATCTAGTATAGTACCATCTTCATCTGAAACCCCTATATCTATCACATCTCTCCATATATATTTATCTCTATTTTTACTGTATTTAGCGTATGTTGGTATAAAGTTATTAGATTCTGAGTCCTCTAGGTAACTAGACATGTTCTTTAGAGTTATCTCTGTGAAAGGTTTGTATTTGAATATCGTATTACTTAGTAGAAAATTATGTTCTATGTGACTAACAGGTTCTTCTGTTAGATTTTCTTTAGAGTATTCGAAAATACCTATATCATAGGTATCGCCTACTTTAGGTTTGTTACTTACGGTAGTTGTTGACGTATTGGCGATAGTTTTGATGCCTTCACCTGGATTAGTATATTCAATTAAATTACTAAAATTAGACTCAACTTCACTAAATTCTTTTCCTTCAGTACAACCGTTTTTTATGATACCTACGTAACACTTTGTTAGGGGTTCATCCTTATTATCTAAGGTATCGGTTATATCATAATTTTTATTAAAATAAAAATTAAATATTTTGTCACCATATAAGTTTTTTGAAAAAGCACATTCATCAAAACTTTCCAATACTTCTATAGCCTCCACTTGTTTTACGTAATATTCTAATACTTCGTTGTCTATAACTTTTGAAACCGCCATTTTAGGGTTTATCAAAGAGTATGGTGTAGGTCTCTCTGCTTTAAGTTGATTTACTAAAGTGCTGGAGTTTTCAGTTGTTTGTATACCTCTAACAACACCAGTATATCTATTAGATGATGATGGGGATGAGGATGGTGGTGTTATCATAGAACCAAATTTTAGGTCATTATTAGCCTTAAGATTTGCTTTTTCTGGTGCTATGAGTGAAGTCACGCTTATGTTTAAGTCGGTGGTAATTTGATTACCATTAATGTTTTTAATGAAACATAAGCCAGTTGGTACTCTAGGGTCTTCTGATTTTATATAGATTTGATCACCTATATTTAAATTGTGACCTAGATTCATGTATAGGGTTGTGTTAACCGTTGACTTACGACTATTTCTTGCTTGAAATGGTGATAGTGATGATAGTGATGCTGGTAACCCATTAGATAAATCCAGATCAAAAAACTCATCTTGTTTAGTGATTATATCATTATACCTTATATTAAATACCTTTTTACCCTTTTCCGTATTGGAATATTTAACTGGTTTACACATAACTAAGGACCAGTTCTCCTTATTAAAATCTAGTGGATTGGTATCTATATTTAATTTTACGTTACGGAAAAATGCGTCTTTCATTATTGATGGGGTTATAGTACCATAAACCTTATAAACGTCATTTTCTTGCTTTTCGGTTATAAACTGGTTGTACTCCGAAACGCTATTAAATAAATTATATTCGTTTTTTATTTTAGATGGTTCTTCTAGTATTATTCTACTTTTAAGACTCTGGTTTTCACCACCAACAAATTTATTCTCACCCAATATCTCTATAATATCACTCATATTTAGTAAAATAATTTTTTTCTATTGATTTTAAAGCATTTAGACTGTCCCACATTCCGAAATAATAGTATTTACCTCTATATCTATTAGATATTTCTGGTTCGAACTCAGTAGGTTTAATACTACCAGTATAGAAACCGTAAGATGTGTAAATACCATTACCTATTAACCCGTCTAAATCTTCAGTAACATCCTCTATACCAAATTCTATTAAAGGAAATTTGTTTTGGTTATCATTTGACGATAAAAAAGGACCTAAACTGTATCTCTTACTATACGCTTGGTTAAAGGGTCTATGTATTTTATTTCTATCAGTAGAATCTTCGTTTTTAGCTAACTCTATTGCGAATAAAGTGGGTATAGCGGGTCCGTTATCACCATAATTAAAGGTATTATTATCCCCGTACCAATTTTTAAATGGTTGATCCCAGCTAATGAATTGATCTGGTCTGAATATCTCAGAATAAATCTCTCCACTATTTTTACCGTCTAACCTTACACCAATACCTTTATGATACTCATAACTCTTAACTCTACCGTATGATATCTCAGGTGGTACCGTTATTAAATTTATTATATTTTCTGGAGATGATACGTTTGGGTCGTAATCATCATTACTTATCTTATTTGGGTCCACATTTGCGGACATTTCGTATCTAGGTATAATAGCTGAACCTAACACAGAGATTTCTGTGTCAATTTTGTCGACTTGACTTCTGTTTATAGGGAAGTTCCACGCTACGTCTAGATTTTCATTTTCTTCTGGAAAAAAGTTTATGGAGGAACCAGGTTGGCTCATGTTAGTGTTTAAATGTCTATTGTATTTACTTTTTATAGTGTAGAATTTTCTAATTCTGTTCACTATGTCATACTCAAATAAACCCGAGTTGGTGCCTTCCCATCCACCTGTTAATACTTCGCCTTTTGTTGACGAAGGTACTCTTATACCAGGTACTTTAGAGTGGTTATAACTACCCCATGGTACTCTATCATTCCAGGCTTCGTTTTGTTCAAACATCTCGAATGCGTAATACCCTTTTGTGGGTATACTATTTTCTTTATCGTCGGTAGGTACCATGTCACCAAACTGGTTTACTTTTACGTAATCCATGTACATCGGTAGTGATATTCTAAAAACACCTGTACCTCTTTCTGACCTAAAAGCACCCACTCTGACTCTACTTCCAGGAGTTAAGTTGTCATCTAATTTGTAAACCACGACTATAAGTTCTTGTAGTGGCCATATCTCCCCAGTATTTTTTTCTAATTCTTTGTTGTAACCTGCTACCTCTAGTTTACTTAAGTCTCCACCCATAGTGTAGTCTGGTTTAACTTTATAACCTGCTGAAGGTGACCCTAACCAACCGAAAAATATAGCTGTGGGTGTATAATCATAATCAACTTTAAAGTCACATCTAGTTATACCTACATCATGTTCTTCATCGTCACCCCAAAAAGGTGAAACTGTAACTTGTTTAACCTCGTTAAATATATTAGGCATCGAGTTTATATCCGTTTTAACTTCTACATTGAAAGTATCGTTACCAGTGTATATAAAGTTAGGTACTTTGTTTGGGTTGTTATCATCTTCAGCGTTTACAGCTTCAGATAAGTTTTTAATATTTTGATATTCTGATTGGTTGTCAACTAAATCGTTTGCCGTAACTTCCATACTATTAGTATCGAATATATCAAAGTCCATTATAATATTATGTGAGCCTACTGGTACACCAAATATCATGTAATCACCAGATTTATTGGTTGTTACAGTATACTTGTAATATTTCTCCATTATCTCTAAATACTGAGGGTAATGTGTTAAATCGTTGATAGTCGGTAGATTACCTACTGCTCTGTGGCTAGGGTTTTGGTTTCTTACTCTAGGTAATAAATTATATCTAACCCCGTTAGGGAATTGATCATTTATCGTTTCAAATGGATATAACTCCGTTATCTCAGGTCTTTCTTTGTCACCCACTTCTATTGGTACGAATATAGAGACTTTAGCGTTCTCTAGACCGTAACCGTTTGAGGTTTGTACTCTACCTACTATGGTTCCGAAGTCTGAAGATGATCTGGCGTACACATCGTCACTACTAATCTTTAGACTTAAGATTTCTAAATTATCGAATTCTTCTTCTAAATTAATTAATACCCTTTCATTTCCACCTTCTTCATTTAAAACTATCCTAATATTTCTATCCATTTTGATTTATTATGTTGGTTGTTAACGTCACAGTCTTAATGTCAACGTCTGGGTTTTTAATACTTAACATTTGGTGTTCCTCTACCAGGACTACGTTACCTGATATATCTATTTCACCCGTACTAACATCACTTAATCTTTGTTTAGTTCTGTTACTTGAGTATCCAGCACCCGTTTTGTTGAATACTTTTATATAGTTAACGTTAATAACACCGTCTACCTGTGTTATCTTACTAGCTAGACTACCTACGCTGTAGTGTTTACCCAGATTTGTTTTGTCGTTAGTAAATTCAGAGTTAACTAAATTACTTATCCTACTAGATACTTGAGTATTCTGACCAGTTTCCACTATAACGGATATCTCAAAACCTATATTAATTATTTCTGCTGGTTTAACTATTACGTAATCATTTATCATTCTGTACTTGGATAAGTATGCAGCCACATTTTCCATCAAAAGTGATGTAACCGAATTCGATATATTTCCGTCGTTATCGTAACTTAATACACCTATCTCTATTTTATTAGATCTTTGTGTTATACTAGTTTTAGCTGGAGTCCCGAATGTACTAGGCATAGACATAATTAACGCTTTGTAGTCGTTAAGTGTTACAGCTCTATTTTGAGCTGAGAAGTTATAAGCAATATATTGTCTTAATTCTTCTATACTAGGTTCGTCTGAACCACCTAGGGCTGGCGTAGTGTTAGTCACTTCCATACTCGCTATAACGCTATTAACTATTGTCTGGTCTGGTCCAGATATATCAATTATGGGTCTAGATATTTCTGTTATAGTTCCTGTACCAGCATTTGAATCAACACCACCACCTATTCTATATTTTATATACATAGTTGTATTGGCTATAGGTGCCATACCTAAACTGCCGTTTCTTAAGAAACTTTTTAAATCAAAACCACCAGAATCCATGAAATCATCTAGAATATCCATAGATGAATCGGTTTGTGACCCAAATGTTAGTTGACAGAAACCATTAGGTGTGTATTCTACTATATACCTTTGATCTATTTTTTCATAAATACCTTTCGCTATACCGTCTATTCTTGGTGAATTTGGGTCTTCTACAAACACATTATCTTCGGCCAACGATGGTACTTCATACCACTTGTTTGGACTGTTATTAAATTCGTTTAATGTTGGTATCGCTGTATAGCTAGTACCAGTTTTATGTATAACAGAATCTACTGATAATACATTGTTTTCTGGTAGGGTTATCATTTGAAAAGGGTTACTTTTAGCAAATACTTGAGTAAATGTTTTAGTTACACCTGCCACGATCAACCCAGTCTTGGTTATGGTATAACCAGTTAATTTACCGTTAGTAAATATAGGTAATTTTGTTCTATCAGATTTACCTGAACTATTAACAGCTGAGTTAAAGTCTATATCATATAAAACTTCGTAAGTATTAGTACCATTTGTTACCTGAGTACCAGATCTAACTATAGGTAGGTATCTAGTATCTTCTTGGTCACCATATACTGGTACCTGAGCACTAAACTCAACTACACCTACAGAAGCTGATTTTGTTGGTAGTTTTAACCCATAAGTTTTCGCTATATTATATAATGATTGTCTCTCTTGAGCATAATCCAGTACCGTCTCCTGTAGTGCTCTATCTATTTGGAAGTTTAAGTTATCCGCTATAGCCGCATTTAAATCTAAAAATACCGATAGTATCGATGCATCATTAAAGTTTTGTGCAACTTCTGGGTAGTACTGTTTTATATAATTTATTTGCTCATTTTTTAATGATGCAAAATCTCTTTTACTGTAATTTATTTGTCTTGCCATTTTGTTATATAGTTATTGCTAAAGATCCGTTTGATTGGAATGTTTTAGTTGTTATAGTATAATCTAGATTTATCCTAACCTGATGCTCTTTTTCGGTATCGTTAAGGTGTTTTGGGTCGTCACCAACTCTAGAGATTATAACGTTATTTAATTTTAAGTTAGGTATATATTTCTCAACCGCATCACTTATCTCTGATTCGATTTTACCTATAGTTATATCATCTAAAGGTTCAAATATGTATTGGTATATATTCGTACCAAAGTCTGGTAGATAATACCTGGTACCCTTTCTAGTTAACAACAAATGTATCAACATAGCTTTAACTTCAGATTCTGGTACAGATGTCAATCTAAGGTAGTCTCCGTTTTCCGAGAAAGTGAAAGGGAAGTCAATTCCAAATGTTTGTTTCTTTAAGGCCATAAATATTTTATTATAAATATCGTAATAAAATATTTTTTGTAAATAAAAATCCCATCATTATATCAATAATGATGGGATTTAGTTTAGTTGTTGTAGTAGACTTTAAGAGCTACACCCGAAGCATTCGAAATCACTGTTGTCTTGAGTTCCAGACATTTCGGTTAATTTAGGTTCCATAGGTTTGTTCTCTACGGCTTTCACTTCGTTGTTTTCCACACTTATAGCTAAGTGTTTAGCCCCAGTGGATATAGCTTTTGTTCTAACGTAGTAGCAAAGAGATTTTAACCCCATTTTCCACGCATGGAAATGACTAGAGGATAGTTTTTGTATGCTAGGGTTTTGGAAATAAACATTCATTGATTGTGACTGGTCTATGAATGGTGCTCTATCGGCAGCCATATTTATCAACTCTTTTTGGGAAACCTCCCATATAGTTTTGTATTTAAGTATTAAATGCTCCACTCTAGCTACTTTCTTTTCGTAACCTCTTTTATTAGGATTTAAGTATTTATTGAAATTAATTCCTTGTATAGAACCTTCATTCATAATGATATCATTCTTAAATTCTTCTGACCAAATATTTAAATCTTCTAGGTCTTCTATTAGATACTTGTTAGCGATCAAAAATTCACCACCAACAACTCTTCTGTTGAATAGGTTAGATGATATAACTTCTGTCATCTCGTAAGAACCAGTTATCTTAGCAGATGATGCTACTGGCATTTGTGCTGTAAATAAACTATTAGATACACCATGTTCTCTAACAGACTCTTTAAGTTCTGACCAGTCCCACATTAAATCGTTTTGATCAACACCCCACATATCAAATTGGAATACAGACTTAGACATAGGTGAACCCTCAAATCTAGAGTAAGGTTCATATTCACCGCTTTTACATAACTCATTACTCTCTGTTATCGCAGCGAAGTATATAGTTTCGAATATACGTTTGTTTAATTCTTTAGCTTCTTCTGATGTGAAGATGTAATCCATTAAAAAGAATGTATCAGCTAAACCTTGTACACCTATGGCGATGGCTCTTTGTTCTAACCCACCTTTTCTACCTTTCTCTGTTGAGTAAGCATTTATATCAATAACCTTATTTAACGCTCTAACTATTTTTCTTACCTCGGTTTTTAATAACTCGAAATCAAAACTCTTGTTAGACACGTAATTCTTAATAACTATTGATGATAGTGTACATATCGCTGTGGTTTCTTCATCTGTGTATTGATATATTTCATTACATAGGTTAGATTGCTTTATAACACCTAGGTTCTGGTGATTAGTCTTCTTGTTAGCGTTGTCTTTTGAACATAGATAAGGTACACCAGTTTCTACTTGAGATTCTATGACTTTACTCCAGATGTCTTGAGCTTTAACCTTTTTACCGATACCTAAATCAACAGCTTTATTGTAGTTATCTTCATATTCCTGACCGAAACATTCTTGTAGTGGTTTAATACCAGCTTTCTTAATATCGTTAGGACAGAATAGGTGCCAATCGGAATCGTTTTGTACTGCTTCCATGAAGTTGTCTGGTATCCATAATGATGTGAATAAATCTCTGGCTCTTAATTCCTCTGCACCAGTATTCTTTTTAATATCTAATAGATCAACGATGTCTTTATGCCATGGTTCTATGTATATAGCAGCACTACCTGGTCTACGACCTTGTTGGTTAAAGAATCTAAGTGATTCGTTGACTATCTTTAGGTATTTCAGCAAACCTCCAGAGAAACCACCTGAACTACTTATTCTACTTTCTTTACTTCTTATGTTAGACATACATAACCCGATACCAGCAGCATCAGCAGAGTATACGGATACATCTCTTAAGGTACCTAATAGACCTTCTCTAGAGTCTTCATTGTTGTAGTGTAATACACAAGAAGCTAACTGAGGTATTTTAGTACCCGAGTTAATCATAATAGGTGTGGCTGGTGATATTAATTGTTTTGATAGAGATTCGTAGTATTCTACAGCTTCCTCAAAAGACTTAGTAACCCATATAGCTACACGCATATACATGTGTTGAGGTCTTTCTACCCTAACCCCGTTTGAAGTTTTAGTTAAGTACATCTCACTTAAAGATCTCCACGCAAAATAATCGAACCTGAAATCTCTGTCGTGATCTATTATAGCATCAACCTTTTCATGACCATACTCATCTAGAGTATCCATAAAATATTTGTTTATAACACCGTCTTCGTGAAGTAACTTCATTGTTTCTGAGAACGAAGGGTTACTTTCTTTATGATAAGAAGATATAGCTATATTGGCCGCCATTCTGCTATAATCATAGTGACTACCAGTATATGACGCACATATTTCAGCTAATAATTTATCAATCTCGCTAGTGGTAACAGTACCTTCATTAGGTAGTGAGGTTATACCCTTTATGAATATCTCATCAGAGTTAACCTTTAAACCTTTAGTAGCTTTTTTTATTCTGGATAGAATTTTTGTTGGGTTAAATGAAACCTCACTCCCATTTCTCTTTTTTATTATCATTTAAATTTTATTAATTGTTCGTTATTTGTTAATGTTAGTGGTGTTGGTTTAGAAGTCGTCAGTAAAACTTAGTTTTTCGTTAAGTTTGGCTTTTTGGTATTCTACGGTTCTTGACTCGAAGAAGTTACCCTTAGTTTCAACCGCTATCTGCTCCATGAATTTAAATGGTTGCTCCACATTAAACTCTTTCTTACAACCAAACTTAGATAGAAGACCATCTGTAACGAACTCTAGGTACTGTTTCATCATATTGGAGTTCATACCAATTAAAGATACTGGTAGTGATTCCGTGATAAACTCCTTTTCTATTTCTAGTGCTGATAATAGTATTTCTTTGATTCTTTCTTCTGATAACTTATTAACAACATGTTTATTACTTAAGTGTATAGCGAAATCGCAATGTAAGTTTTCGTCCTTAAAGATTAACGTATTAGCGTTACATAGTCCCTGCATTAAACCTCTAGATTTCAACCAGAATATTGATGCGAATGATCCTGAAAAGAATATACCTTCAACCGCTGCAAATGCTACTAACCTTTCTTGGAAAGAAGCGTTTTCTATCCAGTCTAAAGCCCATTTAGCTTTCTTTTGTACTGCTGGTAGTTTCTCTAATGCATTGAAGCTGTCCATCTTTTCTTTTGAATCAGATATGTATGTATCAATCAATAGAGAGTACATTAGACTATGTATGTTCTCCATAGCTATCTGAATACCGTAAAAGAACTTAGCTTCTGGGTATTGTACTTCCTTTAAGAAGTTTTCTGCTAAATTTTCATTAACGATACCATCAGATGATGCAAAGAATGATAATATATTTTTTATGAAGTACCTTTCGTTATCGGTTAAACTTTCCCAGTCTCTAATGTCGTTAGATAAATCAACTTCTTCTGCCGTCCAGAACGCTGCTTGGTGTTGTTGGTAATATTCCCATATATCGTCATGTTCTATTGGGAATATAACGAATCTATTTGGGTTCTCTTCTAAAATTGGTTCTTTCATAATTTTTGTTTTGTAAATAAATATGTGTAAATATACTAATACTTTTACATTTCACTAGAAATATTAGTAATTTCTTTGTTTAAATAATTTCTTAATCCCTCCATTTTTTTAGCCTTCTTTTGGGATTCAAATCCGTTCTCAGTCAATAGGTCGTCTGTGTCGATATTGATCGTAGAATTATCGAAAAGACAATCCTTGAATATCATACCATCATCACCCATTCTGTTCTTTAAAATAGATATAGTGGCCACTTTTTGCTCTTTTTGTTCCAAAGTTTTACCTATACTCATTATAAAGTGAGCTATCTGAGCCTTTTTAAGATTACCACCCATGTTTTCTGTTTTAACAACTTCAACACTAGTAGCACTTCTATTACCTTGTGTTGCGGTCCAGGCGGCTACGTTCATCTCCTCAACCATGGTCTCAAACTTACGCATTATCTTACCCTCGTTAGACCATTCTTCAGAACCAGAATTACCTTTATCCATTGATAAACAATCGATATAATCTAAAACTAGTAAGTCTACTTTGGTACCTTTTGAGTTTATCTTTTTTATCACATTCTTTATCTTAGTGATCGTTGTACCATCTGATGGTAGTTTTTGTAGATATAACTCGTTTTTGTGTTCGGATTTAATCGCGTTTACCTTAGTCGTTATCAACTCCTTATTCAAGTGTAGTTCACTTAGTGGTATACCAGTTAATGCTGAAAAGTGTTTTCTTTGAATAGCCTCTTCTTTATCTTCAAAAAATATCTGTAACACTGTCTTACCTTCCAAGAAACCTGTGTTAGCTACCTTGGTTAGAAAAGTTGTTTTACCTACCCCTAATGGTGCTATAACCATAGCTAACTCCCCTTTGGATAAACCCCCTTTAGTTATATCATCGATACCTTTTATACCAGTTGGTATTGGTAACCTGAAGTCTTCTGATAATACATTGTCTAGGTTATCGAAAAGTAATATAGGGTCTTTTTCGTCTCTAAAGGTAATAGCATCTTTTATCTTCTTTTCTATCTCATCGTAATCAGATATAATACCTCTATCTAACTTGGTTTTAACCTCGTTTATAGCATTTCTTATAGATTGTAACCTACAGAATTTTATAGCGTTACTCTGTACGTTTATATTACCAATGTTACACGATTCTATTACACTTAAAGTATCTGTTAGCTGAGCTCTTAAAGCTTCGTGTTCTTGTGGTATTTCTTCATTAATGGCTATACCTAAACTTTTAAAGTTAGGTAACACATCACCAGTTTCATGATAATTCTTTATGATGTGTATTATCTTTCTAAAAGCCTCGGCTGGGAAGAAATCTGGTTTCATTATCTCTATAATGGATTTACCAAATTTATGATCTGTAATTATCTCATTTATTAATTGTATTTGAAAGTCTTTACCTAGGTCTTCGAAACTACTTATAGTATGATTCATTATTTTATTTTTATTTTATTGTTCTAAATCCATTTCTAAATTGTAACCCATGTATTCTGTTTCCAGATATTTGTCCTGAGTACATAGACATTTCTGTATTCTAGTGATTAGCTCATATATATACTCTCTTACATCTACAGTGTATCTAATTTTAACTGGGTATACGGTTGCATCCCATTCTCTATAAGCTATGACCTTACCTTCTCTTTTAACAACTATTTTTAATTTGTCTTCTGAATCGTTTTGTTCATATCCAGGGGTATCGTAAAATCTGTACTGATATTTGTTTATGAAATCAACAGCTCTTTCTTTTAGAACATCCTTTATTAACTCCATGTTATCATCTACAGCTTCTTTGAAGTTGATTGAGTTTATGGCTCTTTTATTGAAACCAATGATATTAAAATACCTTTGCACAATAATATTATCGTTTAAGTATAACGTAAACTCAAACTTTCTCTGATCATTTTTTCTATCCATTTTTTTAGATTTTTTTTGTTGTGTTGTATGCATTTTCTTCCTTTTTTATAATAGTAATAAAACTAGACCAGAAAACAAAAAAATTGTCATCATTTTTAGGTAAAAAGTTTAATAATTCATCTTCTTTCATCATTTCCATCACTTTCTTTATACCCCCTCTACCTTCTGGTGATAAAGTTTCATCAACCATCTCTTTAACCGATGATTTTAATTCTTCAGTTATATTGGGTTCTTTTAGGTTTATAATCTTATTCATAACCGAAAAATAATCATTCCCATAAGTACCCCATTTAGTCTCACCATTTAAAATAGCCTTTAAACCATTGTCGTTAGGTTTTTCGACTAATAACTCTTTTGTTCTATTAATGACCCAATCGTAATCAACAGTTCTGTTTTTTATCTCTGGAAAGTACTTTAATACCTTTTTTTCACCAATATTTTTAACACCAGATATATTATCACTAGAATCACCAGCAATCATTTTTATGATACCCACATTAGTGTGGTGGTAGTCAAAATAAGACTTAAAATTATCCTTATTTATCATAACTCTAGCTTTGCTTATGGTTAACTGAACCTTTGTTTTGTCGTCAAGTAGTTGTAGTAAATCTCTATCATTAGTGTATATGACTTTATCTTCGTTAGGGGAGTTCATTGAATAATAAGCTATCCCATCATCAGCTTCACAACCACTAACTTCTACTTGTCGTATAGATAACTCTTCTAAGTATTGTTTTATCCTTATCCTCTGTCTGTCTAGGTCATGTCTTTCACCATCATCGTATTTATCATTTCTATTCATCTTATAGTAAGGGTAGAAACCTTTTCTATAATCTTTAGAATTCTCACCTTCCCAGAATACGACTACTTTAGTTATAGCGTAGTCTTGGTAAAACCTTTTTATGGTATTTATGAAATGATATATAGCACCAACACTACCGTGTTTACCTTGAGTGTGTTTAGCCCCGTGAAATCCTTGTTTTAATAAGTACTCACCATCAATAAGTAATGAATTGATGGTGGTACGTCTGTTTCTAACTGGTTTATTAATCTTCATCTTCCTCAGGTTCATTAATGTGAATATCATAATCATCAGAACCTAATGTATTAACCCAGTATTCGGAATATTCTTTCTTATACTCAGCAATAGCGTCTTTTGAATCCATAATGAAGCCATGAGGTGTGGCGATTATTTTACCATCACTATAACCTAACCCGTTTACGTGATTCTTAGTTACACCTATTTTGGTTCTAGTAGCGAACCTAACCTTACGACCGTTCTTAGTAGCATCTATTTTACTAGTACCAGCGTTTTTCTGATTACCGAATAAGAATATTATGGTAGAGTTTAACCATACCGCTTCACCACCCTTAGCTTTTATTCTGGGTTGACCAAATGGGTTATCGGGTCTCTCTACCCATGGTTGGTTTATAATTACCAAAGTATTAGTATATTCAGAAGTTTCTTTCCTTGTACTATTAATCCTTTGGTTTAAACCCATACCGATTTTATCTGCTAATACTCCAGCTGTGTGTTGTTTACCGCCTTTCCCTTCGAATGTCATCTGACAAGGTACAGAACCTACTGAATCCCAGAAGAAAACTAAGTCAAAAGGTAGTTCACCTTTAGCTTGGTCGTCTAATAACTTATTCATGTAGTCCGTTATTTGTTCTACATAGAAAAAATCATCTCTATAGAAGAATCTACCACCCCATTCACCAGTCTCTGGATCTTGTTCACAATCTAAACCCATTAGTTTAGCGTGATTAAAATCCCATTTCTTTTCTGTAATTAAGAATACTGGTACAGCACCTTTCTTTTGAGCATCTATAGCTGCTAGAATTAGAGCTGTGGTTTTACCAGTATCTGAATGACCTAGGAACATATTTATGTGTCCAGTGGCTGGTCCAGGTACACCAGTCATTTCTAAAAATGTTGGTCCACAATTTAAGAATACGTCTGGTTTATAATTTGTCGACGAACTATATTTCTTCTTAATATCGTCAAATGAGAATTCCTTTTTTTTTACTGCCATGTTTTTATTTATTTATTTAATTAAAAAAAAATGTGTGAGTGTATAAGTTATAATAAACTATATAACACTCACACAATATATATTATAACCTATTAAAAAGGTAAGTCGTCAATCTTTAGTTCTGTCGTAGCTTCTGGTTGTTGTGGAGCTGTAGCAGTATCTTCAGATGTAGTTGTTGTCTCACTAGCCGTATTACTCTGTGTCGGAGTTTCGTAATTAGTTCTTTCTGCTGGTTTTTCATTACTATAAGTAGTAATACCATCTTCAACTTTGCCAACGAATTTCTTAGCCTCAGCATCCCACATAGGTTCTAAACCTTCAGCAACCAATAATAAGTAGTCTTGTGGTTTTTTTCTGAACACATCAGTCCATACCATAGGGTCTTCTAGCGTTTGAATTGCTTGATTTTCATCTTCAAACAATTTAGATTCTCTGTCTGGAATAATAGAAGCCGCTTTACTGTAACCAGCTTTGTTAGGTCCAGACTTGTCTCTAATGATAGAGATAGTAAGATCATAACCCTCGAATGGATTCCAGAAAGCTCCGTATTTTTTAACTAGTGGTGCGATTTTATCCATGATACCTGAACCGTCTTGTACTGCTGGGAATCTCCAGAATTTAACACCTTCATGTTCTTTACCTCTTTCAATACAACGTACAATAAAGTATTGTCTAGATCTATAGCTGTTAGCTGTTTTTCTGTCGTCACTATCACCAGTATTCATAAGGTATTTGTAAGCCTCGTTTAACGGTGAAGGTTCGTTGTCTTGAGCTGGATCGTATAGTTTAGTATATCTACTACCAATTTTTACGTTGTGGAAATAACCAACTTTATACCATTTAGTTGGATCGTCTTGGTTAGGTAGAATCCTAATAGACTTTTCTCCTTGGTTTTCACCATCTTTAAGCATTATATTGAAATACTTAGTTAAATCAACGCCAGTGCGCTTTTGTGAGTTTGTGGCTGCTTTTGCCTTTGCTTGTTCGTAATCGGCCAGAGTGTCTGTTGCGGCCTTGCTCCAATCAATCTTTTTGTAATCAATCATATTTATATTTTTTAAAATTATAGTACAAACCTAGTAAAAAAAATATCTATAAACAAGCAAGTGTAATAAAAAATGAATAAAAATAAAAAAACCCCTGCGTATACAGAGGTTTCTAAGTCTTAATTTCTTTAGTTTAAAAGATGGTCTTATAAACTTTTAGTCCATATACCATCAAACCTTTTTTAACACCAGCACCACCATCCTGTACGGATGTAACTTCTATAGATTTTATAGGTAATTCTGTTTTACCAATCATTGATAGTACGATATCACTCATACCGTTTAACGTAACCGTTACCGTATCGTTGATATGGCCACAAGGTAGTATAGAGAAGTATCTTATATTATACTCTGAGTTATCCACTTCCACTAAGGCCGCATCGCCAGTTGTTATGTATTCAGTTACTATTTCCTGTTGTATTCCGTTATTTCTCATATCAATAATTACTTATCTTTCTTTCTTCTTTATCTTCAACGTTATAGAAGCTGTGTTTAATATCAACCTCATTATAGTCGTTAACTAAATTATCCATCATAGATAATTTATCTGGTCTACCTTCTAGATCGGTTTGAGTTTTTGGCCCCATATTTTCTAGGTACTCATCTTGAGTGACGCTAAAAGGGTAAGAGTCTTTTGCTAAAACTTTTCTTCTTTCTTCTTCTGTATGAGGTCTCATTAATTCAACTTGTTTAGTTAAACTCTGCATTTGTTGGATTAATGAATCCATCTTATTCAAGCTCTTCTCGACTCCATCAACTCTGGATATCATAGATTCTATTTTAGATGCTGTATCTGTTATCTTACTAACAACGTCATCTGTCTTAGTGTTCATCTCTTTGGTTGAGTTAACTAATTCAGTAACATCTATCTCTATATCACCCTCATCATTGGTGGTAGCTTCAACATCACCTTCTGGTTCTTCTAAACCTTCAGCATCGTCCACTAACTCTTCTTCAGCTGGTTCTGTATCTAATTCAGTATCATCAACCAATTCCTCTTCAGCTGATTCTTCTGGTTCTTCAACCACTTCGTTTTCTTCAGCTTCATAGAATTTATAGTGATTACCTTCTTCTAAGGTATATGATAGTATATCGTTAAACCTAGAAATTTCTTCTGATAATATATTTTTCTTATTTATGTTCATCTTAAAAATCTTTTATTTGAGTTACTTATAGGAGTTTCTTCTCTAAGTAGTTCCCTACCATCCTCTAATACTAATTTTTTTTCTATCAAGGTCTTTTCTATTAAACCATCTTTTGTTTTAATGTAACAAACCCCATTTAGGTCACAAACTTCCTCACCTAGTTGTGCGTTATTCTGTTTACCTAAAAATTTATCTAAACCGTTGTTAATGTTGTTCATATTAGCTATTTTATTATAAATACTTAATTTTTTATTAAAAGTTTATAGGTTTATGAATTATAGAGAAATACCCTACATCGCATCCATAACCTCTTTAGCGTAATTAGTTCTCTTGTCTAAAGCGGTTTCACTCTTATCCGCTGGTTTTTCGTATTGTTTTAATATAGTATCAGTGGCTTGCCTTACGTCGGTAGTAGCTTTCAAGTTTTTAAGAGCGTTATTGTATCGACCATTTAATTCTTCTTTTAAGAACCCGTAGTTTATGTCATCAGTTAATTCCGAATTTTTATAATCAACCCCTTTGGTTTTAGCAAAGTTAGCTAAGTTTTCTTGTCTACCTTTAGATGTCCATTGGGCGTAACCATAACCAGTCTTACCGTTTATAGTTAATTTACCAACACGGAAACCGCTACCTTGTATTCTGTTAGGTGTTATAGAACTTTCTGCTCTTATATTACCGACTATACCTGCCGCTTGAAAGTTTGTTAACCCTAGGTCAATCATTAACTTATTCGCTATTCCAGCACCTTTTTTAACCTCCTCAGAGTTACTAATTCTTTCTCCTGTTCTATAAACAACGTTAGAGGATGATTCTGTTTCCGATTTATTATCATACCACTCTGATTCAACAGCAGTGAAAGCACTTAGGTGTCCGTATACCGTGGTTTTTCCGTTATTGTGTTTTACTACAGTAACATTTCCGTAACCCTTACCTACGGTTCTTGTTGTTATTACCCCATCATAAACGGCAAATATTGGTGTCCCTATAGGTGCACCTAAATCTACTCCTTCATGTTGTTTTGAAGCATCTTTATTACTTAAATTTCTGGGACCAAATCCATTGGTCACATTCATATTTTTTGCTGGGAGAGGGTTTACGAACCCATCACCTTTTCCGTTATCAAAATAGGGTTCTGGGTCAACTGTGTCTAAATTAACCGCTTTACCGTAAGTATCGGCGCTTTGGTTGGATAGTTCAAAATGTAAATGAGGTCCAGTACTAACTCCAGTGTTACCAACTTCACCTATTTGCTCACCAGCCCTAACGGGTATAGACATACTTCTACCCATACTTATTTCACCAGAAGATGATAAGTTCTGAGTTCTTGCAGGTGGTATATATATGTTTTTAAGGTCATTTTGACCACTTTCATTTCTTACGGTCCAATCATATAATGTATCCTCTTCTGGTTTACCGTTATCTTTACCATAGTTTTCTTCTGATATAAAACCATGAGAACTTATTTGAAGTGTACTACCAGTTATTTGATCTGTAGGTAGCATATAATAAAATGCATGTGTACTGGTTTTACCTATACCACCTAAAGATGTTATCGTGTGTTTAGTACCATTAAGAGTTAGATTTTTTGATCTAGCTAAACTTAAATCGAAGCTAGTACCTTCTGGATGACCTATGATGCTGGGTTCTGGTGGTACACTACTTTCTATCGTGTTGTTTACTGGAGGGTTATAATTAGAGTTCTCTGTTTCGGTGGGTATAGTATAATTTTCCGTTTCATTCGGTATAGTATAGTTTATTGGTGCTACATAGGTATTATCTATTTCAGTAGTTATGGGATTTACTTCCAAAAAACCCTCTGTTACCGAAGTAACCTTTATATCACTAATTTTAAGTACCGTGCTAGTGTTATTTTGTATCTTGATATATAAACTCGATTTTTTAGTAACACTGTTTATAATCTGAATCTTATTGATGGGGGTAATAAATTGTGTCTTAGCGGTTATAACTAAATTATCATCTACTAGGACTTCTCTGTCAAAAACAACTTTAATTGTAACCTCCTCGCTTACAGATAATTCTGTTTTTTGGAGTGCTGTAAATGTTGCTACCCCAGAGGTTAAGGCTTCTTGGAAGGTAGCTAGTCTAGTATCACCCTGATCACCAAATGGTATAAATGGTCCTTCGTATACTTTGTTGTCTATAACTTTACCGTCTAACTTTTCGGGTGTTTTTATTGTATCTAAACCACTCGATTGCTGAGCAAACCACTTGTTTGTTAATGAGTGTATAGTAAGTAGTTGACCAAATCTAGAATCGTTGGGTGTTTTATCACTAACAAACATATTAGTTTTAGTGAACTCATTTTTATACTCCTCATAAGTAACGCTCAATTCACCAGGAAAAGATATTTTAGGTGTGGACGCATCTTTAGCTGGTAGATTATTACCTGTTTGGTCAGTAAAAAGTGTTGTTTTAGGTCTGTAGAATTCTTCTTCTGTCGGTGTTAAATATTTTATTAATTCATCTGGTTCGCTACCTACTCTGTACGATTCTAAAAGCATCTCTTCTGCTTTACAGCTGGGTATGTAATACCCGTCTATTAACTCATTTAATGGTAATAATTTTTCTCCAGAACTGGCTTCACCGTAACCTAGTTTTTTATATAAATCTATTGTAACAACATCTATAAAATATGGTGCCGATTTTTGTAGGTCCCATCCGCTTACGTTATTTAAAGCGCAAGCATTATTATGTAGATACGATATTAATGTTTTTATTTTAAGTGTATCACTATGATCAAGACCTATCATTAAATTAATGTATGCCGTTATAATCCAACTACCTCTATACGTTACGTATTTACCTTCTTGGTCTGGATTTATCTCTGTATCAACTCCCTGGTATATGGTACCGAAAGGGTCTTTTGTTTCTTCTGCCATTTTATATATATTTTATATACCTCTATCTGAGTAAATTATACCACTACTTTGTATAGGCGTCCTATCGTTTCTATCAGTAAAACCTGTTTGTTGTGATCTATTTTTCGCGCTAGTCAATAATTTATTTAGTACTATTTTATTGGCTGTGGGTTTTTTAGCTACTGGTTGTCTAACACCTTTAAATGTTGTTACCATATTATTACCCGTTATTTTATGACTAACGTTTGTTATCCAGTAGGTACCATAAAATAATGGTACGTTTCTTAGGTAGAAATATGATAAAGGTTGTATTGTAGCGTTACCTAAACTAGTTACTGTACAGGAGTATGATCTACTTTCCATGGCGCTAAATAGTTTACCTGAGGATAGTACTACCCCAGAATTTTTATCTGATAAAGATACGACTGTTTTAATACTCTCTTCTGTATTTGTGAACTCTTCTGTTGATATTTGTATGTTCTTAAACATACTTTGGTTAGTGTTAGCGAAGTCTACTATAAATGATGTGATTTCTGAGTTCTTTATATCAGCTGGTGTATCTTCGTTTAATAGCCTGGCTTTGCCGTCAACATCTAATTCATTAGGGTCTAAATCCAAACAAAATGTATTACTTGGGTCGAATGCTTGGTTAAAACCTTTCTTTTTCTTACCCTTACCAGATATATCTGATGTTAGAGATCCTAATTGGAATACGAATGCGGGGTTCGAGTCCCACATCGTTAATTCTTTGAAAACACCGAACATGTCGTGAGCTAACTCATAGGGAGATTGTTCGTTTCTGGTGCTACTACTTAAGTTTATATAAGAGGTTAATGGTAGTAATAGAAATTCGTGTTCTGAGGCTAATTGCGATAACACACTCCACATAGTCCTGTCCGTAGCTTTTTTAACATCTTGATTACTATTAATGTCCTTACCTAAAGATGCGGATAAAGCTATTAAATCTACCAGGACTTTACTACCGTAATCATTGTTACCTCTATCTAAAATACTTGAGTAACTATATAAATCTTTAAGTACATTATCTTTACCCACCCTATCTTCTTTATAGGACCCAGAAGAATCTTCGTCACAGAAGTCGGAGTTTTGTACATTGAAGTTATAGAATAAAGGTGTGTTTAATACATCGTTAGGATCTACATTAGCTAAGTCTTCAGTTAGTAAAGTAGTTCTGGTTAAATCTATATTTTTAAAAGATACGTTTTTATCGTACAGGGTTTTTATTCTGTAGTAGGTACTGGATTTTACCTCCGAATCTACTTCTGAGCTAATCTCATTTTTAGCGTTACCTATATCTGCACTACCTGAATCATAATTACTTGAGACATCTCTTAACCTTTCTACTGATTTATCTATAACCTCTATGGTTCTATCTACAGTTCTTTTGTTAAAATCCTTAACCCATTCGTTAAATTTTTCAACCATATTAAGGTCTTCTAAATCGTTAACCATATATTCGGCTTCATATTCTAAAACAGTAAACTCTCCATCTATTATTTCTGCTGTCTTAATGTTTCCGTTAGTGAAAATAGATTTTTGTGGGCTATTAACGTTACCACCGACATATAAGTAGTCACCCAGACCTTCTAGTTTGAACTTATCACCTAATTTGTCAGCAATACTGGCTGCCCTATCTGTAGAATCCCAACCAGTATTTATTTTAGGGAATAATCTATTAAGTTCAGTAGGACTAAACTTTAGTGTGTAATTTATGTAAGCTCTTAAATAAGATATTAATAACTGTAAATTACCTAGATTTAATTCTATATTTAAATTCTTAAAAAAGTTTTTAGTTAATTCTGTTATAACTATTTTATTACCAATTTTTGGGTTTATACTTACATCATAGTAACCTAAGTTTGAGGTGTCCGCGAAATACACATACTTATCTATCAGATCATCTAAACCATCAAGTGCTGATGGGTTATAAGGTCTAATTTTTTGGTCGCCGAATAATATTGTCCTAAATAATAAAGGATCACCAGTAACTTCACTTATACCTTCGTATGTTTTACTCTTGTCATCATCGGTAGCGTAAGAGTATGCTATTATAGGATTAAACGGGAAGGTATTTATTCTTATGCCGTTGGGGTTGTTTTCTGTATTAGATATACTTAGAGGTCCTGCTGTAGAATAATTATTTACGGTTATCTTATCATTCATGAACTCGTCTATAACGAACTTAGCCTTACTCTCCTGTGCTATCGTTAAGCTAGTATTTATTAATCTACTTAAGCCGTTTCTAGAACCAAATTCTATGAAGTGACCCGTGTACCCGCAAAGTAATGCTGATATCTCGTCCCTACTGAAACTCCTACCATTTAAAGTTAAATTTTCGCTTATATCGCTATAACCAACAGTGTTTAAATGTCTTACCAAACTTTTGAAGTTAAATGTATTGAAAGTTTTAGTAAAATACTCACTGGTGTCATCACCACTAAATTGTTTGTACAATAACCTAAAATCTTCTAGTTTATCCACATCGAATATATCGATTAAAGATTTGGCTGAATAAGTGTCATATGCTTTAACCGAATCATTACTATAAGTGTCTATGTCTGCGGGATTTGACCAATCATAAGGATTGTTAACAATTCTTTGATAAGAATTGTATAACCCTTTTCCGACTGGGTAGTCTTTGAAGGTAAAGTCTTTGAGACTACCGTTAAAATAGTATCCAGTGTGTAATATCGTGTTGTTAGTTAAATCCTCTATTTCTTTAGATTCTAAACCAACCATATTAAAAGAGTTGTGTACCCTTTCTTTGATGTCGTACAACCCTCGCATAAAATTAACACCATCACTTTTTAAGAACTTGTTTTCTTCAACATAACCTAGTGATGGTCTGTTTTCTTCAACACCACCTATTGATGGTCTGTTGTTAGGGTGTTCAAACCATAGTAACCTAGGTGTGTTTAATACTAATAATTTATTATCAAAAGAACTGTTAGCTATATCTATCTTGTTACCAATTAAATGTACGTCATCGTATCTATCTAAATAGTTTATTGTTGTAGCATTAGATGGGTATGATTGTGGTTTGAAGTATTCTACCTCAAATTTACCTAGATAATCTAACGTGTTGTCTAAAATACTAAAATCGTTATCGTCCTCTGAAGGGTTGCGTTGGAAAAATTTAATTTTATCGAGTTCTGTACTCGGTCTATTTATTGCGTCAACAATTTCTTCATATCTAGTATAGAAAGACTCGTTTTGATACATTAGTATATCATTAATATAAGTTTTATCGTACCATGGAGATGGTCCGTTTAACTTATAATGTTTAGCCTCTACACTTATAAACCCTGATGTGGATAAGTCGTTCTCGGTTATAGTCGAAGCAACAACGTTACTCTTTTTTAAACTTCTTATACCACTCTTAACACTTTTCTTTGAATTAACCCTTTTATCAACCCTTTTCTTTGAAAATAGTGTGTCTAGATCTATAGCGCCACCAGCACCTGGATATAGAACAAAAGTACCTTTTTTATCTAATTTATTTAATTTTCTAGTCTTATCGTTAACTAACTCTTTAGACCATATCTCTATAAGTAATTTAGATACAACCCTAAAAATTTCTACGTAATTACCCTCCAGTTTAATTATCTCTTTTTGTAAAGATAAACCTTGGTTATTTGGGCTTGGTTCTTCTGTAGATATACCTATGAAAGAATTTTCATCAACAAGGTATTTAGATAGTATTTTATATTTCTTGTTAGGTCTATTTAAACCCTCACTAGGCTCTGGACCGTCTGGTGGGTACATAGAGTATAATAATAATGCCACTAAATCTGGTAGTTCGTATTCGTCATTCTCTTTGGCACCTAAGTTATTTATTTCACATAAATCTCTCATCTTATTATAGACTTCTGGTAGGGTATATGTACCATTAAGGTAGTTAACTTTAATCTTAGATAGGATTAAAAAGAACTCGATCTTTTCTTTACTATATTTGTTTGTGAATATAAAATCATCATCTAATGTGATCGAGGAGGTTAACGCACTAAACTCTTCTACAATATCTTCTAACTCAAACTCTACATTTACACCGTAACTGTTGTACGAAGTCATTAGATTTATATGCTGGTCATTATAAGTTTTTATAGTTTTAAGTCTACCGTTGTAATTACCTATTATATGGTATGGTATTTTATCATCGTTAATACTTGCGTTAACTTCACCACCATCTAGACCTTCTTTAAAGAATATCTTAGACATAGTGTTTAGGTAATTATTTAAAACCCCGTAACCAGAAAATGGTATGTGTGAGGATATGTTATTACTAATGCTTTCGTATCTACCGTTATCGAAATTATAAAAACTAGTTCTATAATTTTTAGTTATATTGGTGTTACTATAATTTTCAAAACCGTTTAACATTTTATCGTCTATAGATTTTGGTGTTATAGGTCTTATGAATGGTGATGTTACTATAGCTAGATCTTTTTCACTGAAACCGTAAGTACCGTAATGTTTATATAATACGTCATCACTGTTAAGTAGATCAATACCTTCTTTAGTTGACAACCCATTTATCGTACTGAAATTTATTGGTCCATCCTTTTCTTTATAATAATACGAGTCGTAAAGAGCTCCTATTTTAAGGACAGTACTTATCGGTAATTCGACTAAACCTTGCGATTTTTTGAATGTGTTTATTAGGTCGTCTATAACCCATCTGTCAGATAGATCGTCTGGGTTAGATTTAGTGTGTAATGAACTTACTAGTAGTTGAGCACTTTTTTCGAAATTACCTCTTTTTAAACCCTCAACAGTAGCTTGTGCAAATATGGCATGATTTGGTGTAGCTGCACTTAAATTTTTACTGAAATTAGTTCCGACTGGGTAGTCTTTTATAGTACCATCCAACCAGGTATATATCTGATCGTTTTTTAATAAACATTCTTCGTTTAACCCTTCTGTATAATTACGTAGAGTATTTTTAGTGTATTCAACTATACTTATAGCAAAACCGTTATCATCAGACTTTATTAAAGCGTCTATATCATCGTGTTTTAGGTTTAGGTACCTGTCCTTTAAAAACGTTTCTAATGTACTCATTATAAATTTATTTTACTATACTTAATATTACTAGATTCCTTTTTATCTGGATCCATACCAAATAAATTATCTGTTTTATTGGATAGTGCTAATGCGTTAGAGTACCTATTATTCGACGATACTTTATTATCTATCTTATAATTAACTCTTTTATCTAAATATTTAGGTTTGTGTTTACCAACATTTTTATCGTCGAAAATTACATCTCTAGTTGAATCTGTTATATAATAAGAATACATACCTAATGTGGGTACGTCTATGGTGTCACCACCTTCCGCTCTATAATTATTCAGTTCGTCACTAAATTTGTTTAGTGATACAGAGTAACCCTCATACTCATCATGATAGTCTAATCCTTTAAAAAATAAAGACTTTATACCAATTAACCCGTTTTGATTCCTTTTATTTTTATACCTAAGTGGTTCGTAATCGTATATTGATTTAAATTGGTTTATATCTACAGCTTTATCTATTAAGTTCTCAATATCTTCATATACCTTATTGAACTCGGCTATACTGTAGTCACTATTAATTAATTCCCTCATTTTAAATATCTGAGGTCTTACTTGACTTATTACAGCTTCATAATTATTGTTATACGCACCTAAAGTAACTCTGTTCGAACATATAGCCTCGTAATTAGGGGTACCAGATAGATCGTAGTAATACATCATATTGTTAGTGTACTCTAGTCTATCATTTTCGGATAAACCACTTAGTCGTCTCTGTATAAGATCGTATTCATGATCAACCATTAATTTGGTTATCTCACCTATTTTACTTTTATCACCATTTATATTTAAAAATCCTAGGGTTGAAAATGATAATATTTTACTTATAAACTCTTCAAACGATTCAAATGACGTTTGTTCTATATTATAATAATCTAAATTATTTTCAACTAATAATGTTGATAGAAGACCAAATTTTCTGTCTGATGTTATGTTATTAACGGGTTTACTTGTATTTTTGTATTCGTAAGTGGTTTCACTATCACTATCTATAGTTTTATCAGGAATATAATCTAATTCTTTTAACGCCCTAAAAATTTCTTCCACAAACTGTACTTCGAACCAATCTTTAGTATATTCGTTTCCAGGGTATGTTTTTTGTATCGTGGTATCGTCTATATTTTCATCATATTTTTTTTCATAATAATTAGGGAATGGGTAATAATTATCGTTGATAGTTTCACCAAAACTTTTTTGGTTACCTTGTCTATCGTAATCGTTGTTCAATTGATTCGCCGCATTTAAACCTACTAAGTTTAACATGGATAGGAATACCTGCATGTTATTCATTAGTATACGAACGACGTTACCCATATTAGGTACATAACCTATTTTCTTTTTTAAATCATATGTGAAGTTATCTGTTACATTATTACTCTGTTTTTCGTAAAACTCACTTATACTTCTTGTTATTATGTCGTTTAATGTTCTTACGTGTTTATATGTTACATATACCTTACTTAAACTTTCTTTATCGGTTTTAGTAGTTTTATTAATTATTAATAAATCATCACTAATCAATTCGGATAAATTATAATCAGAATTTAGATTATTTATGTACCCCAAATAAGTATTTGGTAAGCCGTATACAGGTTCACTTATCTTATTTTTTATATCAGTTTTTAATTCTTCAAGTAGTAAGTCGTTACCTAATTCTAGGGCTTCTCTATACCCCCTCAATGTATCCTCTAGGTAAAACCCATCGTTAGATGATGGTATATATTTATCGTTTATAGCATCATTGTTTAAATACCATTCATCGTTTCTCTGGTTGTAATAACTTCCTATTTCTTGGTCTATTTCGTAATCAGTAAAACTGAAACCATTGTTTATGTCCGCCAATGCTTTATAAGCATCAGATTTTTTATTTTTAATAACTTCTAACTCTTGAGTTACACTTAGGTTATCGTAACCCAATACATTTTCGGCTCTACTTAGATCTTGTATACTCGGGTATTTAGTAAACTCTAACTTCTTGTATTCGTTACTATTCTCACCATATAATTCTTTATATTTTAAGTTTTGTTTTTGGTATAAACCTTTTAATAACCTTTTCCCTAAAAAATCGTTAGTACCTTCTACTTTGTACATATATGGTGCCACCGCAGCATATGCCATTAAGAAGTTATTGTATATTGAAAATGTTCTGGATAAGAATTCGGCTTTAATTATGTAGTTACCTGTTGTACTATCGAATGTTGTACTCGTCTTTATCATCGATAACGGGTATTCTATAGCTTTACCATAATAACCTTTAATGGTTAATGTAAACAACGGATATGGAAACCTATAAAATATATTGTAAGGGTTCGTTTCGTCATCACCTCTCTCTAATAAGGTTCGTCCTTGTACATCTATGAAATCAACTTTTATAATGGGTACTAAGCTAGCGTTATGTGTAACATCTATATTTGATATACCAAAAGTCTCTGGATCGAAAAAAGAACCTTCACTTTCGTTTGACGTAAAGTAATCTGACCAATCAGTAGTGAAAGAGTTTTTGTACCCATTAAAATTTGTGTTTCCGTTAGAATCCTTTGTAGTTGTCTTTAGAGGGTTTAGTGCGTTAACACCCACTCTACCTATTGTTATAAAGTTAGTATCGTTATTATCGGTACCCTCAATTATTGTACTGTCTGGGTTTAACCTAGCTGTGATATTAGCGTACATAACAAGGTCTTCCTGTTTTATATACCTGGGTTTTATGTTGTCCTCTGAGTCAATGACTTTATTCGGATCTACAACGAAAACACCATTAACAGATTCGTCTGGTTGAGATGGATCTATAGACCTTTTGTCTCTTTTTCCAAATGTTGCTAATATTTTTTCATCGTAATTACTCGCCATAATAATCTATTCTGTTTTGTAATTTAGTTTCATACTCGTTTAAAGTCTGTGTTAGTGGGTAAGGTATCCTTATACTAGTATTGTTAGGTATCTCCCATTCAGAAGAGGCTACGTCTGGATTAGCCATCAATATTAACCATCCGTAGTATGGTGCTGAATAGTACTCCTGACTTAGTTTATCTAGTCTAGACTTACCTACTTCGTAAACGGTGAATAAATCTGTAGATTTTTCTGTTAATTTAACGAAGGGTGCTGAAGTTTGCTTTTCATCAGAACTTAACGTCTTGTATCTATTAAAGTAGTTTAATGCCATAATTATATCTTTTAGTTTAAGCTTCTGGTACAGTAGGTGTTTCGGTTTCTATACCATACACTTCTGGATACTCTTGAGCTAATTTAGTTACCAATTCTTTTGGTTCTGTTTTTGGTTCTAATGCAGAACTTAAGTTAATAATAGGGTTACTTTTGTAATTTGTAAAGATATCTAGGTTTTTAACCATGTTAGGATCTAAACTTCCAGTCTCTCTCATCAATAAAGTATAGTCTTCTACCTCACCTTTTATTAATTCACTCTTTATTTCATCTGGTGATAATAATGTATCAGATTCTTTTTCAAATAAATTTTTATTGACGCTCTTAACGGTATCCAGTTTAATACCTTCGTTATGATCGTATAATTCTATTATACCCGATTCGTAAGAATCAATTAATTTACCGAATAGATTGAAGACATCATTTAGATTCTTTTTAATCCTTTTCTTTTTTCTAAGTATATAAGCACCATTCTTTTTTTCGTTACTTTTTATATTAGCTGGTACTGCTATAGATTCGGAGAACATTTTATCTAAACTTTCTATGTGTGCAGCTTTATTAATATATAACTCTAAGATAAATTCTAAGAATATTAACTCTAACATCCCAGACATTTCAACGTTAGTTTCATTACCTATTTCACCAACAATATCTAAATATATTTTATTCTTATTAGCTGTAGGTAAAGCTGAAACGAAAGCGTCATTTATAGGGAATTTATAAGGTAAAACCTCGTTAAACTTAATTAGTATACTCTCTAGTTCGGTACCTGTTATATTTTCGTTCTCATCATGGAACATGTAGTAATTAGTCTTGGTTATCCTAGAGTTAGGTCTTTTATTATCACCGTAATAAAATAATAAATCTGGCATGTTTGTTATTCCAGTAGTCGACCCTGTTGTCGATCCTGTTATCACTAAATCCTCTAATTGTTTGTCGAACTCGTAATCTATGTTATAAGTTAAATCTAAATCATTTAACTTACTTTCCAGACCATCAGATAACATTAAATCTAAGGTTTTATTACTGAAATCAAAAAGCTCGTAATTTAGTTTTTCCCAAACATATTTCATTTTGTAATCCGATTCTTCGAATATATTGTCACTCTGGTTGACTATAGAGCCTTGTGGTGATCTCATTACTAAGTTATTGGCAGTAGTTTCTAACGATGTGTTTGAACCGTATTGGCCAGGATTGAATGAGAATTCCGTATCAAAATAATAGTTTTTATTAGTATATAGATTTATACTAGAATCAGCTAATTCTACTGATTTTGGTAACATATTTTTAAAGTCGTATTGGAATGGTAGGTCAGTTCTATCTGAGTAACCAAATTCCTTGCTTATATAAGACATGTTTCTCTCGTATTCGTTTTTAGTCCATGAGTTATCATCCCATTGACCTGGACCTGAGTAGGAGTTTGTTTGTTGTTTAAAGAAATATAATCCGTTACCTAGAGAAATGTAATCTTCTAGACTTACATTATTAAATTGCGCATTTTCAAATATCTTATCTACGTCTCTAAATTCTATTTTATTACCACCAGTATAACCTAGTGTCTTATAAGTAGTGTAAGGGTTGTAACCGAATAGACTATCCGATTCAACATCGGATTTCAACTCTTTACCGTTTGGTATCACTTCATATAATTGTGTCTTACCGTCTTTTGTTTTTCTAGCATCATAACCATATGTAGGTAAAGAAATTCCAGCTAGTAATACGCTTATTTTACTTACTTTATCACTTAACTCTTTATTAGTTTCTTCGTTGTATTGTTCTAAAACAGAATAGTAATTATTGAATTTTTCATTCAGGTAAGTTTTGAATATTATTCTATGAGCATCATCTAAATCAGTATAAAAGTTATTAAACGTATTTAGTGATGGGTCTAATTTTTCATCCCATATAGCTAAAGTGTTTAAAGCTATTTTAGTTTTAAACTCTTGTGCTAAGTTGTATATTATATCGCTATAGATAGCATTAGATTTTGTGGTTTCCTTTAAGAATATACCACCAGTTTCTGAGTAAGCATCGGGTCTATTATTAGTATAACCATTAGTTAAGTTACCAGGGAAGAATTTAGAACTCATACCGTTGTCACCTAACGAGTCACTGTCTTTCGCTTCAAATTTATAGGTTATCCCTAAACCGTCACCAACTTTGAACATATATTCTTGTGGGTGTAAGTGCAGTTTTATAGCTTCAAATTTAGTAGCACTACCTTTAGTGGTACCTAAGAATATTTCATTTGTCTTAAATACGTTACCTAATTCGGTATATCTTTTACTGTCAGCTACGTTATTAAATACTTCAGCGTATGTTGTACCAGAAATACTGTTAATGTCATAACCATTTACGGTATTATTTGTGGCTCCAGTTATCGTGTCTGGTGTTATAGCGAAAGGTACTTCTACTAGAGGTTTTTGATAATTCTTATTTTTTAATATTTCAGAGACAATTCTGTATGTGTAGTTTACGCTAACAGGTGCTACTTCTTCATCTAATTTAATTAACTCAAAACCTGATTCTGATATACCTATATCTGTACTGGAACCGTTAACTAGTTTATTAGTGTATTCCCCAAAAGTTTGGTATAATTCATTAAATATACCATCGTACTTTATTTCATACCTTTCCATGTAGGTTCTACCGTATTCTTCTCTAAACGCTAGTTCACCAAAATTCGAATGATCTACTTTTGTCCAATATTCTGAATTAGTAGGTTCTGGGTTTAGAGGTGGTTGTGTAGTTTTTTTACTATTCCTAACATAATATTGACCTTGCCATATAACGCATGTTTCTGTTTGGTAAGATGTTACGGCTGGGTTGTACGTTTTAGCATTAAGTAGTTCATTGTAGTAAGTACCACCAGCTAGTTTAGGTAACAACCTTTTACTTATTACACCTATAGTACCTACTGGTATCTCAAGGTTTTCTGTTGAAGGTGTTATTAATTCAGCTTGTTTTACAATAGGGATTAAGTCTAATGTATTCTGAGCAAAGAAATCTTGTTCTAAGTTTATTAAATCTCTTTCCCTTTGATCTGTATTAGCAAACGTTCTTTCGTCATATACGTCTGTGTTAGCATAATAGTTGAAAGACAACGCTGTTTGTAATTCATCAACATGTCTTCTTAGGCCTTGACCACCTATGTATTTGAAATTAACATTAACTTTAGCTAACATAGGTTGTACACCTATACCTTCTGGGTTTAAGTCAAACACAAGTGGGTCATAACTTATATTTAAGTTATTTAAAACTATTTTAGTGTGATAAAAATCACCTATTCTAAGTACACATATTGGTGGTCTACCGAAACTAGTATTTTTAGCATCACAACTATATTCACCTTGCATCTTTTGTATAGTCTCACCTGGTCTCATACATTGTTGTAAGAATGTTAACCTGGCGTTTAGACCTTCTGGTGTCATAGAGTGGAAAGCTGGTGTGAAATACTTTAATTTCTGTTTAAGACTATCGTAAACTATTGGAGCTTCTTCTGATAGGAACTCGAAATAATCACATTCAGTTAATAATTTACCTAATATTCTTTGTGCTATCTCTCTTTTAGTTACGTTAGTCTGTACGTTCTTGCTGTCAGTTACTAAAGGT